TCAGACGGCCGTTGTCGCCTTGGCTGCTTCAGGTTCAGCCCGGATTTCGTGAATCACCTGCTTGGCTGCCCTCTGCATGGCATCGGAGAGTTTGCCGAACAGACCGGTCTCGGCATCCATGTCCGCTTTCACGGCCGGGGCCGCTCCATCGTAGACAGCATCGACCGTCTTGACCACGGCTGCGAGCGTCGAGGTACGTTTCTGCTCCCGAAGGGCAAGCCAGACGATTGCAACCACGATCAGCCCGACGAAAGCGTAGCAGGCATACCAGAACCATGGTTGCGAAATCAGTTTCGAGAGTGAAAAGGCTGTGGCCGCGATACCGGCGTAGGACAGGGAAGATTTGGCGGCGTCGAGCCAGCCGACACCCCCGGTGCTGATCGCGGCTTTCACCCGCAGCACCACCATGAGCAGAAACACGGCACCGATGAGGCGCAGGCCCATTGCCGTCCAGAACTGCACCTTGCGATCAATGGAGTTCTTCAAGTCGTCGTATTTTTGCTGAAGGGTTTCGGCCTTCTTTGTCAGGGTATCGTTGCTCGACATCAGGCCGGCGACCAGTTCGACAACTTTTTCGGCGGGTGCCGCTGCCACGGCCGCACGAATCGCGTCGGTCTGTTCACGAACAGCCGGCTGTTGCGGGGTGTTCTCGACGATGTGATCGATGTTGTTGGCAGCCCCGACCGTCGTCTCATCCTTTTTCTTCTGGGGATCGAGGATAGAGGTAACTTCCTTGGTCGTGTACACCTTCGATGAAGCTCCACAACCGGCAAGGATGACGACCCAGATTACGGCCATGAAGGTAGTCCGGAATGCCATGAGCGTCTTCACCGTTTGGCCCTCGCAAGATCGGTGAGAATGTCACGCAGTTCGGCGTTCTCGTCGGAGAGACGATCGTTTTCGGCACGAAGGGCGGCGGCATAAGCTGCGGTATCCACCGTCGAAGTACGACGGGAAGTCGGATTGGTGCATCCGGCGAGCGCAACAAGCGCAAGGAGTGACAGAGTCGTTTTCACGCGAATACGGCTCCGTCAACCGCATCACGAAGCCCAAACCCGCAAAGGCGGCGTGGGCGTGACGAGGTAGTCAGCCGCGGCAGGCGGCGGGGTGTGCTCGCCCCAGGTGCGCAGGTTGAGGTGCCAGCCGGGGAGCGGGGCGTACACGGGTTGCTCGATGCCTTCGACGGTCTCGGTCTCGCCGGTGGAAGCGGAGAGCGGGCCGACCGGGTCGAGCGCGAAGTCGTCGCCGGCGGTCTGCCAGTGCGGCGTGTCGTCCTCGTCGGCGTAGAGGTAGGCCGCCAGCAGGTTGCGGGCGGTGGCCTCGTCGGGAAATCGATAGTAAAGGTCCATGTATTCGGGATGCGGATGCGTGCTCATGGTGGTAGGCATGAGCCGACGCGGTTGTGTGTCGGCTAAGTGATAAGTTGGTTGAGTTGCTGCACGGTGAGTCTGCGTGGGTAGATCGCCACGCGCCTGAGATAACCAAACAGATAATCTCCCGTGGCGCGGCAACCGAGGTACAATGCTCCGGTCATGGGGTCGGAGAACCCGACCCGGCTGCTGGCCTTGCCATCCAGGTACCCGATTGCGCCGCTACTGTCCCATGCCAAGGCTGAGCGGTGCGGTCCAAGACCTGTTGTCCCGGTCACACTGTTCTCGGACATCGGGTAACGACGCCAGCCGATCTGCGCCGCATTCGCACTAGCCGAGTATATGTACCCCCTGGAGGTATCGAAGATGCGGGGAAATCCGCTTTGACCGAGCCCGCCGCGCGCCCACTCGACATATATCGTGCCCGCATCCGTCACGTAATTTTCGATACCCGACAATATCGGTATATCCGCCGACCGCGTCGCGGCGCCCCCTCCGGGCGTGCGGATCAATGAGGAAGGGAAGGGTCCCACCTCCACCTGAACGTCGCTGATCACGAAAGCATCACCTTCGGCGTTTTGCGTCCCGTCGACATAAGCCTGAGCAGTGGAGGACGAGGCAATATAAAGGGTCAGCCCGGTGTAATCACCTGCAAGCGTATAGGTCAGCCAGATTTTCCGGAAACCGCTACCCGCCTCCGCGCTTCCGCCTGTTACACTTGGGACCGTAGTTCCCGCTCTTGAAAGCAGAAAGGTATCCGTATCCCAATCGTATCGGATATCCGCTCGACCCGTGCTGTAGTTGTGCTGTGCCCGGAATGCGATGTAGCGAGCATTCGTTTTTTTCACGACCGCCGACACAGTGTAAGTGGTACCTGCAGCAAATGTTCCCGCCACGGTTTTGGAAACAAAACCATATGCATTCTCCGTAAACTTTGTCGCGAGACGAGCCGATCCAGGATCCCCAAACACATCGTCCACCGTCACCCAACTCATTGCCGCTGCGGTCAGGGTCGTCATTATGTTGGAGCCGGCGGCCAAGTTCGTCCGCGCACCCCCCACCCGCAGCCCCCGGCAAAGTCTGCTGATCGGATCGAAGTCAAACGCCGGCACATCCGGGGCGAGCGTCTCCAGCAGGCCAGCGCCGTTGATGCGCGTCGCGGCGCTGGCGCGGGTAAACGTGATCGGGCCGCCGATACCGCCGAGGTGCGCTCCGTAGTTGAGCGCCGGGTACCGGGTCCAGTCGCGGTAGAACGTGCAGCCGTGGAGGCGGTCGGGGCCTCTCCTGAACGACGCGGCGGCGGCTTTGACGAGTTGCTGGCGGTAGCTGCTCATTCGAGGTCTCCGAAAACCGTCCACGTATCCTCGCCGGTGCGCAGGAGGATGATGACGCTGTACTGCGTGCGGGTCTTGAGCGTGGTGCTGCTGGTGACAGTCACGCCGGTGTCGCCGTGGACTTCGACCTGCCCGGCGCCGGCCTGCTGGATCAGGATTTGGCTGTTGGCATCCCAAGCCGCGCTAGCCTGCGCGGGCACCTCGATTGCGACGGGGTCGGCAGCAGTGCAGCGCAACAGCTTGCCGTTGTGGGCGAGATCGAGCGCGAAGGCATCGCTGTCCTCGTCCTCCACGAGGATTTGCCCGGCGGACGCCTGCGCAAGCGTTGCGGCGGCTTCGGCAGCGGTCTCGCTGTCAGCGGCATCGGCGGCGCTCTGGATGGCCGCGTTGGCAGCATTCGTGGCAGCGGTTGCCGCCGTTTCCGCATCGGCCTTGGCGCTGTCAGCCGCCGTCGCCGAACCCGCCGCTGCCGTGGCGCTGTTGCCCGCGTTCGTCTCCGACGTGGCCGCGTTGGTCGCACTGGTTTCGGCGGCAGCCTGTGCGGCCTCGGCATCCGTCTTCGCCGCTCCGGCCGCCGTCGCGGAACCCGCCGCTGCCGTAGCAGCAGTCTCGGCAGTCTCTTTTGCCGTCACAGCTTCATCGCGTGCCGCTTCCGCTGCTTCCTGCGCCGCTTCGGCATCCGCTGCCGCAGCTTCCGCCCGCAGTGCGGCAGCGGTTGCGGCACCGCTCTCGGCGTCCTCCGGCGCGCTCTCGTCGCCACGATAGAGATCGTTCCGGACGGTGACGTTGATCGGCAACGAGGACGTCTCCTTGTCGTCCCGGCTGAAACCGATCTCACCTGTCACCGTTACGCTGGCCTTGTCGTCGGTATCGTCCGGCGGGTTGTAGCCGATAACCTCGTTGAGCTGGTTTGTGTTCAGGTTCGGGTAACCGATCCAGACCCAGACAGGATCATCCTCGGTTCCCTCGTTGGTCTTCGTGAACTCCTCGCAGAGCACGAGGTACTCGCCATCGAACTTGTTCCGTTCCTTGAGGCAGAACCAGACAAGTGCGGGCTCGGGATCGATGACGGTACCACTGCGGATGAACTGGATTTCCAGCGTGGGCGAATCCCCGCGGGTGAGGGTCAGCGAATTCACGATCTGCCGGTACCCCGGGCCGGAGATCAACTGGCGAAGGTCGGTGTCAAAATAGAGGCGCACGCGAGGGGGCGTGCGTCAACCGCACTCACACCACCTGCTCCGGCCCGTCACCCGGCAGCGCGCCGCCGCCGTTGAGGCCGCGTTGCGCGGCCCGGCAACCGCCGCAGTGCTCGATGTCGGTGCCGAGGCGGGCGTCCAGCCAGCGGGCTAGCGGCTTTGCTTGCTCAGCCACTATGTCGCCGAGTTTTGGCGTTGTTTCCTTCGTGGTGCCTTCCTCTGGTGTGGATGTTGTATTTTCCGCAGGCGCAGGCAGTGGGAGAGGGGGCCACGGACGACCCGCTTTGCGTTCCCTGGCCTCACACTCCCGAATCAGTCTATCCATCAGCGCACTCATTCCTCGCCCTCCTCTTCTGTCATACTAACACCCATAATATCCAGATACACGTGAGTCCCCGGTTCCGATGCTATCAGGTCAATAGGCTCCGCTGGAAATAAATTCAGTCCTTCCCTCACGGTAAGCGGCACCTCTATGCGTTCCCGTTTGATTTCAAAATCCCGATACGCCGTGGAGTGAGAATTTATGGAACCCATAAAACCCAATTGCACCCCTGGATTCACGGAAACATTGGGGCCGTTTGATATTTCATTCAATGTAGGACTAGCGGTAATCGCGTCGTTCCCATCGGCGTCGGTGTTGTTGTTCACCACATATGTCCACAGATTCCGGCCTTGATTGTTCACAACAACGGGTGTCCCGCAAACTTCATATTCCAGGGACAGGACTTTATAGGCGCTATTATTTTCCCCGTACACAGCTTCCAGCACACGCTCCATGGCGTACTCATGAAACGAGGAACCACAGGCCGCCATCCAGCGCACGTTATCTTCAGTGTCCGGATGTCCGCTCACCTCTCGGTACTCTATCTCCGTTCTGCGCTTGCGCTTAAAATAACGGACATTCTCCCCGCTGGGCAGTCCCCGCCAATTTAACTGCCTGAACCCCCTCCATGTTCCATTCATACGTGTCTTTGTTTGAAAACACCAGTCTGATAGAGGAACCTCTTGCCCTTCTTCGTTCAAATAAAACACCAAGTCCACGCGAACCGTGTAGGTGAGACCGTTTATTACATTCCCGGCGTAATCACGTTCAGCATCAAACTCCATGACAGGACTGGCATGGATGCCGTCAGAGGCACGTGCGGAGTCTGCTACTTTGGTTTCACTGAATTGCCCATTGGAACCGTAAATAGTGTAACGCACCTTGAAAGCTCCATCAGGGCGATGGACCCGCGCCCTTCCAAACGTTCTGGAATAAGCCAACACATGCGTATAATACGAACCAGACTTCTGCGTGATACTCCAGCCCATACGTGACCATGCTTCTTCTGACTTCAAATCCACCAGACCGTAGTCGTCCTCCAATCCCTCACATTCATCGAACAACTCTACTTTGGTATATGCGTATTCGGTGCTGGTTCCTTGTATCCTCACGGAGCCGTAGTTATTAAACTGTTTTTGCAATCGCGTGGTAACTATGTCGGCTACCAGGATAGCTTTTTCCGTGTTTGCGTCCCCCACGTAACACCCACCTCTCCCCAGATAAAGATAGGGCCGAACCGACGCTACGACTACCTGCCATACAGGACCTTCCTTATAGTACGCCTCGGTATAATTCGTTAAAATGGAATTGTTGGATTTCTGCCATTCCAGGTACTCCGTAACTTTGGCAAATCCAACTTCTGCCGTGAACTCATCTGTAAGGGTGTTGGTAATCCCGCCCTCCTCACTGTTTTCAAAGCTGCACCCCGGTATATGACTCCCGCCATCGTCGCGCTGGTACAACCATTGCCTGTAAACGAGCAAAGAATCCGCACCAGTAGTAAAATAGTACCCGTTGAGCCCATTACAGCTATCACACACCAGCGCCAAACTGAAAAACCCTCCATTGTAAAAATGCCACATGAACCAAATACCACGCTCGGAGTTTGTTCCTGTTTCTGAATTACTGTAACTGGAATCTCCGGAATGGGCATTCACATTGACAGTTCCGCGGACTGCACCCTCTACAATGGCCCTGATTCCGGACGGTTGAAATTCCCAACCCGCAGTTTTGGTTCCACTGCCGGTAATTACGGCAGTTCTGGAACTATTCTCCGAAGAATAGTAAGCAGAATTGGAACCTCGCATGGTACACGTCATATAATGACGCGGATTCCAGGAATGTGCGGATTCTAACGCAGCATTGTGGCGCAATTCCCCCCCATAACGACCCTGTAAAATTATGTTTGCATAAGGAATGCAAAGCGCCTTGTTGCTTATGGGAACAAATCCCACGTTCCCCCAAGGCTTTATCTCGGTGTATGTTTTAGTAGCCATGTCAGTTCCCGTTTACGCGCTTCCATTCATACCCGTAAACAGTTCTCATTCCCCCTGTCGTTGAAGGGGTTGACGCCACACAATTATAACCGGATGCGTAGGTGGTGATCTGGAAATTGCCGCCGATGGTATCCTGGGCAATAGTGATGACGGCGGTCTGGTTCGGCGCTTCGCCGGAGAGTGTCACCTGCATGGTACCGAGGAGGTAGTGCACAAACTTCGGCGGTACCTCCTCTGTCGTCTCTCCACCATCACCGTTGCCATCCTCGGGGAACGTATCCCCGGAGCCGATGGTGACAGCGAGAACGCGGAAATTCGAGGCACCGAGTTGGTTGGTCGTGGCCTTGATCCACACCTTTTTACCCTGTTCCGCCAGCGTGTAGAGGCCCATGTTGTCAGGCACGATATTGTTCACGTGCCCCCAGGTCACCCACACCGGCGGCGTCGTGGCTGGGATACCTTCGGGCGGATCGGCGTAACCGGCAGGTTTGGTCAAGGTGAGCGTCAGGGGGGCGGCCGGGGCTGCTACGGTCGTCCCTCCCTTGCTCGGCAGAGTCGTCGCCGTGAGGATGACCTCGGACCCGGAGTTATGGGTGCGGATGCCGCGACCCGCGACGATGTTGTCGCCCCGCGCAAGCGCCCGAATCGCGTCCTGGATGCCGTTGATCCGCGTGGCCGTCAGAGCGTCCTCAAGGTTTTCCCCCGGGGTGACGTTGGCCCCCATGGCGCTGATTGCCTGATCGAGTCTCGCCATGTCAGGGTCTGTAAAGCACTTCGTTCCACCCGCGACGGCCGGAGAGTTTCCACTCCTGGCGGCAGGTATAGGTCTTGCCCTTCTGGTCCCATGTCAGGGACATGTAGAGCCAGTTACGGCCGGATGGCGTCGGCGGACCGCCGGGCGGACTGTCGATGCAGCCGATCCGGTTGAACTCGTTGAGGCTGGGTTTGTGTTTGGTGACCCATGTCTTGCGCCAGATGGCGCCGGGGGTCAGGTAGTCGCGGACGCCGATCCAGATTTCGTTCGTGGCCGGGTGCGAGGCCAGCCAGGTGTCCCATTTGGCCGGGGTGTCGAGGGTCTTGTATTCGGCCTCGGTCGGTTTCGGTCGGCGGGTGAAACCACGGAAGCTGTTGTCGGTTTCGTCGAACTCGGCGCCGTTCGTGCTTCTGCCAAAAGTCTTGAAATCGGGGTGCGTCTCGACCGGCTCCTGCGAGGCGCTCATGTCGAGCTGGTACAGGGGGTCGGGACTTCCATCGACCCCGTAGAACGATCCCAGAATCAGCCAATACGCACCCTGATGGCGAATCGTTCGACGGTCCAGATTCAGGAATGACCAGCGAGGGTGCTGCGCAAAAATGTCAATCTGGTTTTCCGGACGATTGCCGTAGTACCACCACTCGGCGGTTGCAGAGGAGAGTCCATAGCGATCGGTTTGCAGGTCGCCGATGTTTTGCAGAATCAGCCGCTCCTGTCCCGGGTTGGGTTGAATGACGTGCTCGGGCATACGGGGTGGAGCAGAAAGTCAACCGAGTTGACTTCTCCCGATGTCGGGAAGATGTGAACTTTTTGGGTTGAACGGTATGAATGGGGGATGGCTAATGAAGGCGGAAACATGGCCCGCAGCAGAAAATCAACCCGTTCTTCCCCTTTGGATGAAAGATATGTAGCTTTATGGGGATTCAAGTTGCGTATCGGGCATCTGATTGAGGAAGGCGTGGCGCCAAAAGAAGCTTTGCGAGAGTCCATCCGCATTCGAGCTGAACTGCGGTGTCTGGAATTGCCTACGGGGGACGGATACGGGAGGGAGTGTAAGCGAAAACTACTGCTCTATCTGGCTGCTTGCGTGAAATGCAATACTGTACGATGGGAACACGCTATGTTCATGAATCTTAACCAGCCCGATATTGATCTAGCCCTAACTGGTGGCGGCCCTATGGAATGGATTGCGGGCTTGCTCGGGATTTCCGGCCCCGAGACACGGCGGGAGCACGGAAGAACACTGTCGCAGGCCGCCTCGCAGGACCGAAAAAAGTCACAAGCCGAGGAGAAAGCTCACAGCTTGGCCCGCGAACTCGACGTAATGTTCGAGTTGATGCCCGTCGACAGTCTTGAGTAAACTGACACACTTCAGAGCCGATGTCTCCTTCAGCAAAAACCTCGACAACGACAAGCATCCTGATCCGGATTGCCGTCTTCCTGCTCATTCTGGCAGGAGTCGTGGCATGGTTCAGACCGCGGGAGTCACACTTGAAGTGGGAGTTTTTAGCGGACCACTATTCGTCTCGTGCGCTTACTGCATTGGAGTGGGCGCATATGCGACCGGGGCCGTTCGGTGACCAAGCCGAGTACGATGCCCGCCGTGCCCAAGTCCTCTTCCGCCCAGAGGCAGAAGATCTCCACCAAGCAGCGGAAGAGTGGATGGTATGGGCATCCAAGGACGATGCCCGCCGTCACGCATATGAGAAGCTCCTTCGACTGCGGGACATAGGCGATTCGTGGGTACGGGCGGATTCGATCCCGGATTCTGAGTATTACTCTCTCAGAAGTGAGGTCTCTGAAATCAAGATGGACCTGCTAGGTTCGTACTAACCTCACGGTTTCACTTTCCCGGAGCCCCCTCCCCCGCCAACCTTCTCGGCGATGATCTTCAGGTATTCGTTGGCCCGCCGCTGGGCCTCGAGCTGGCGCTCAATCGCTGCCCGCACAGGCTCGGATTGCGAGTACCCGCCGCCACCGCCGACCGACTGTATCGAGTCTGCGACTACATTGGGCGTCTGCGAGACCGCCTCTGCCATCATTTCCTGGCGCCAGTCCTTCGCGGCGTCCTCGCGGGTGAGCCCCATCGATTCATATTCGTTCTGCTTCTTGTAAAGCCTGTCGAGGTCTTGCATGGCGCGGGCGCCCTTGCGATCCCCGCGCATCGTCATCGCCGTGACAGCCCGTTCAAACTCCCGGTCCTTGGCAAATTCCCGCCGGGCCTGCCGCTCCTGTTCGATTGCGTTCGTTGCCTCCTTGGCCTGCAAGCTCCCCAGCCCGTACAGCTTCTGCGCAACGTTCAGCTGATCGTACAAGGCGGCGAGACGGCCCGCAGCTTCGAGCCTGGCGGTGTTCATACCTTTCTTCTTCAGGTCAAGAATCGTGCGTTCCCGCTCGATCTCGTATGCCTTGAGAGTGCCATTGTACAGGGACTCGAAGGAGCCTCGGTTCAGGTCGTCAGCCCTCTGGCGTGCGTTCTCTACGTTTCCGGATTTACGAAGTGCTTCTTCCCGCTGGCGGATCAACGGGGTAACCGACGCCGGTTTTGCCTGGTTTTTTGCGACAAGATCGTTCTGGTCGAGGATAAGCTGGTTAATGCGAACCAGCTCACTGGACGATGCGCGGAGAATGGCTGCACGCTGCTCCCCCAGGGCGATCAAGCGCTTTTCCGCCCCTTCGGAATCCGCAATCTCCTTCTCGGCTTTTTCAATACGGGCGGTCAGTTCGGTGAAGAGTCCGTTCGGGTTCTTCCGTGTCGGATCGATTTCACCGTTCGGTAACAGATATTCGCGGTAGTACCGGCTGCGTTCCTTTTTATCTGCCAGAACGCTATCTCGCCGAGCTTGCACCTCCTCGGACGTAAGACGGCGGCCCCGGGTGTCTGCCATTTCGACCTCAAGACCCGCAACCTGTTTCCCTTCGGGGCTGCGCTCGAACGCGGCACGACGTTCCCGGATCGTATCCCCTTCGTTCGCCTCACGGGCTTGACGGTAAGCCTCCTCCTGCATCAGACGGGCACGGGTCAGATCGTCCGTTGAATCCAGCGTCCGCTGGAACTGCGCTTGCCTGGCATTCTCCTCTTCTGCGACACGGGTACGAATCAGTTCTTCTTCGTCTTTCCCTGGGCCGAGTGCGGACGGATCGATTCGGGCAGCCTGAAGGGCTGTTTCTTTTTTGGCCGCTACATCGTTCTGCAATTCCTGTAACGCAGACCTCCCGATCCGGTCTTTTACCTTCGACCCCTCCGGGTTGAAATCTATCCTGAAATTACGCAATGCCGCCTGCGCATCGTTCAGTTTGGCGATCGTGTCCCCCCGGTACTTGCGAAGGTCATCGATCGTGCGGAGACCGCGACGTTGCTCCATCAGCTTTTTGTTCGTCTCGGCGATCGAGTTCGTGAGGGCCTCGTAGGATTTGACGAGGGAATCCACTTCCTTCCCCCACTTGTAGGTCGCGTACGCAGCCGCCGTCGCCGCCGTGGCGAAGGCCAGTATCGGATTCCCTAAAAACGCAACGGTGGCTTTGACCATGCCCGCAGTCAGGGCGGCGAGCGCACGCCAGGCCAGCTTGAGTGCCCCGGTCAACGTGCCGGTAGCCAGCGCCAGGGCGTATTTGCCGACAGCGAGCCGACCGGCAGCATCGGTGGCAAGTTTCTTGGCGGCAGCATTCAGAACCGTCGCCCGGGTCGATATGTTCATCCAGATCGACTGTACCCGGGTGGCGAGGGCCAACTGGTACTGGCCGCGATTGAACGCCCAGGTCGAAACCGCAGCGAGACGCTGCGCACGGTCCAGTGCCTCCGCGGACCGGGCAGTCGTCAGCCATGCCAAGTTGAGCAGCATCACGTTGCCGACAAACTTCCGGACGGTGCCGTTCAGTTTGGAGATACTCAGCCCAAGGCTGACGATCGTAGCCGCCGACATCCCGAGAAAAAGGCCCGTCAATGCCTGGCGAAGCTGAATCGCCGATTTTGCAAAGAGGTCCGATGCAAAAACCGTATCCAGGACTTTGGTCTTCGTATCGACGAAGACATTCTTGACGGCGGCCATGTCCTGGGCGACATCGGCAAGAACAGGGGTAAGGTTACGGGCCGCCTTCGCTAGGATGTCGAGACTGCGCGTCTGGGCATCCACAAAGGGTTCCCCGAATGCCCGCTCCATGACCGCCGTCGCTTCATCGAGCCGGGTCTTGTAGTCGTCCAGGGACTTCGCATTCGTCATGCCTCCCGTCGTGCGCGCAAGCACCTTGTCCACCTCGGCCCACATCTCGGAGAACCCGGCTCCGGTTTGCTCAAGGGCCTCAAGTTTGGCGATCAGTTCTTCGGTCGCCAAGCCCATGTATTGCATCTGGAAGCTGATCTTGTCGATGGACCGACCCGCCTGAAGCGAGTTGTAGAGTCGCCCGATTTTGTCGGCCATCTCCGTAATCGGGGTGCCGGTTGCAACCGCCGCGTCCCCTACCTGCTTCATTGCCTTGGCGCCACTGTAGGCTCCCAGCGTAAGGGCCTGAAGAGTACGATTGGCCTCCGCAACATCCTCGAACCGGAACGGGGAGTTCGCGGTGAACTTGTACAGTTCCTCGATCCGCTTTTTCGCAAGCGTTGCAGACTTCAGCAGGGTCTCGAACTTGCCCTCGATCTGCTGGAGTTTCGACATACGGGACAACCCGCGCTCCAGTATCTGGCTCTCCCGGACAATGGTCCGGATCGTCTTGAGCACACCGAGGAGTCCGCCCGCGAAAAGCGCGGTCGGCCCCAGCAGCTTGTCGAGGGCAGCATCCTTCAGGGCATTGGATGCCGCCTGCATGAAGGTGGCGCCCTGCGCCATATCCGCGGCCATGCCGGGAAGGGCAGCCGCCCCCTGCTTGACCTGCTCGTTCAGCCGTTCCAGTCCGGTGCCACCGTTATCTTTTGCCATTGGCTTTCGCCGACCCGTCAACCGCGACCTGCCGACGCAGACGCTCCAGGTGCATGTCGTCGACAGGGGTGCGGAATTGCAGGTCCGCGCCTTCCAGACGGGAGTAAACGGCGCTGTACCAGCGGGCCATGCCCACGGGCATGTTCCAGGCTTCCCCGGGGCTCAGGCCCTTGAGCTGGAGATAGCAGACGGTCTCGAAATTGCCGTCCACATCATGGGCGCCACACGACACGAGCTTCTTGTCGCTGCGAAGCTCGCACCGGGGGCCGGAGTCATGGTCGCGCAAATATTCGTGGAATTTATTGATCTCGACGACGAGACGATACCGGGTGGTCAGCCACTGCCATCGCAGCCGTGATGGCTGGACCATGTCAGGGGCGACAAACCCCGGGTTCCACCGGCTGGAACAGATATGGACCGCCTGCCAAAGGGCCTGTGGCGTCACGGGTTTGTCGAGCAGGAGGGGCGACTGGACCGTTTCCAGGAGCAGGATATGCCAGAACGAGTACGGTGCCAGTACCCGGCCCAGCACCCGGTGCCGGTGGTTCACCGCGGCCTCGACATACCGTGTGTCGTACACAAAAGCGCCCGCCGCGGAAGGGACGGCGGGCTGACCCGGATTGGGGGAATTGCTCATCGGGAAGGCTGTCAGGTACCGCCACCACCGCCACCACCGGTGTCGCTGTAGTCGATTTCCGCATACCCTTCACCTTCGACAGAGTACCGGACAAAATCCTCGTTGGAGTGCGGTTTGCTGACGCTGGTGATGACACCGGAGATGTCACCGAACGTAATCACGCCGCCGACCACCGGCGGACTGGCTGCCGCAGCGTAACCTTCGGCGCGGAAAGTGTATTTCTTGTTCCCCACAAGGTGGGCGACTACCTCGCCCTCCTCGTTCTTCGCGTTGACGTTCGTTTCAAAAGCCTCGCCGACCTCGAAACTGATCAGGGATACGATCCCCGCAACCGCCGCCCCTTCAGGGATTCCGTATGCGAATTCTTCACCGTAACGTGTGAGTGCCATAATGCACCCGGACCCTGTCAACCGGTCCGCATGTGAACCCCGACACTCAGGCGAGCCACATCGGCCGTCTGACGACCGGCGGAAGTCTCCCCCTGCGTGACGATAGACCAGCCCTTGAGAGCGACACCCTCGTTCTCGAATGCCTGCGGGCAACGACTCAAAGCCTGCAACACGTGCCCGAACCACTCCTTCCGGATCGCCGTGTTCTGGTCATCCATGTCGGTGACCAGCGCAACCGCGACGTTGGCGATGTAGATCGGACCAGTCGGAAGCCTCGGTGTCGCCGTGTCACAATACACGAACACGTGCATTGGCGGGACGGTGGCATCACGATCCGACGCTGCCACAATGGCGATCCGGTCCGGGTCTTCCAGCGGGCCGTGGGTACGCAGCAAGGCGACAAAGGCTTCCTCGATGCGCAGGTTGATCGGGCCGGAGACTGAAAAGACCGGATTGCTCATACCGCAACCCCGGCCCGGCGGTATTTCTCACGGACTTCGGGGTCAACGCGATCGGGCTTGGCTTTGTTGATGCGGCGCCCGATGGCGGCTCCCGCCAATGCTCCCGCAGCGGCCCCGTGGAGACCGTACCCCGCGGCCGTAACTCGCGGGATATTCTTCATGACGGTCATGGTCCGGGGCGTGACCCGGACAGGAAACTCTCCGCGTCTCCGGACCAACTCCTTTCCGATCTCGTTCGTCAGAGCCTTGCCGATCATGTATCCGCCAGCCGCGCCTGCGGCGGCGCCTGCACCGCCCCCCACCAGTCGCCCTCGTGTGATGTGGCTCTTGCGGGTCAGCCGGTAACTGGCGTCACCTACGGCCTCTTTGTATTCATCGTTGGCGTTCCGGGCGAAATCGATGACCGTTTTCAGGTCAGCTTTCAGTTGTGCGGTGTTCACGGGAATTACGGTACCCGCGGCCTTCGCGGGTTTTTTCGTTTCGACGACGGGGTCGATGGACTGGATTTCGATGTCGGCAGACTCGGTGGTCTTGCCGTCCTCGTCGGTACGGACGGTGTGGTCGCGTAACCGGTATTCAATGACAGCCTTGCCCTTGCGCGGCAGGTCAATCTTCTCCTTGCGGTGGATGTAGAGCGTGGGGTACCACGGACCGCGTGGCCTGGGGCTGGCAGGGGCCAGACCGGCACCGCACGAAGAATCGTCACGAGGTTCCCCAAGATCCATCTTGGCAAAATCGACGATCGTTTTCAGATCAGCTTTCAGTCGGGTGATGTGCGTTTTCATGTGAGTGGTCCAAGCTGTAGTTCGACGGTATCGCCGGTGTAGCCGACATCGGGGTTGTTCCGGACACGGAAGGTTCCACCGGGGATGGTGACGTGGAGCCCCCTGGCGCGACCAGCGCGGGCCTTCGCGTCCTCCCAGCAGGCGATGCTGAGGATGACCGTGCCCGTGGCTTCCTGGCTGCGGCCCGCCTTGCCGTCGGCAATCGTGTCGGCGAGGTCGAAACCGTGGATGATGCACGGGCAGGTCTTGCCCGCGATCGTGCAGGTGTCCCCGAAAACGTCGGTGGCGGGCTCGAAGGCCAGACTGAATGCCTCGGTAAAGTCGTTCATGCGGTGCGGCACAAAAAGCCCCGAGTCAACTTGTGACCCGGGGCCGAACAACCGTGACAGGAGGAGAGAATCAGGCCCACTGGGTGGCGATGAGCGTACCGGCAGGCTTGCTGATGACCTTCTCGTCCGTGTTGCTACGAACACGGATGCAGTCGGAACGAATGGCCTCCTTGCGGTAGGTTTCGGTGACGAAGACCGAGCCGCCCGTATCGCCCGTCCAGACGAGAGTGCGACCAACACCGCCTGCGGCAAAATCGCCACCCTGGACGTTGCCGAGGAAGATGTAGTTGGGCTGCCAGATGTAGCCGAGCACCGGAGTCTGCCCCTTGTCCGCAGAGTCGAAGGTAGCGTCACCGATCAGGACGTTGGGAATACCGAACGCCTTGCCGAGCATTTCGACCGTGACCTGCTGGCCGCCACCGAGAGGACCAAAGAGGAACTTCGCGAAGAGGTCGGAAACACGGATGCGGTCGAACACGTCGCGATTGAGCACGAGAGTGTTGGCGTCCTCGCCACGCATCTTGATGCGTTTGATAGCCGCCTGGATGTCGGCGGCAAAATCGACGGTGGCCCGGTTCGCAGCGGTGTAGGGGACCGTCGAATTGACCGAGTCGAAGTTTGCCGGGTTCTGGACCTTGAACGCAACGCGAGCCTCCATTCCGAGCTTGATGCGCCGGAGAAGGAGTTTGGCGCTGGTCGCCTCAAGACTGAACGTGTTGGCGACCTCGGCGGCGTGGACGTCGTCGACGTCTTCCTCAAGACCGCGATCCACCGTGCGGTAATTGTCCTTCTCGAAGGAGCGATCAACCTGCCCGTAACCGCTCTTGGGGGCGCGGGTGGTATCACCCTTCTTGAGCAGCTCCGAGGCCGACATGGTGATCTTGCGGTACTCGCCCGTGTTACGATCCACCGTAAACACGGGGAACACCTGATTGGCGATGAAGTAGGAATCGGCAGCCTGAGCTTCCTCCAGGACGGAGTTCAGTTCGGGGCGAATCTCGGCGGTGGGATTGGTGTACATTATGAAACGGCTTTGAAAATTTTGTTACGTTTTGTTGCAGTGGATCAGTCGGCCTCGGGGGCGGGGGCGAAGCGGGTATCGAGGAGCACCTCGATGACGGACCCGGCAGCCGAGGCGGCCGAGAACGTAACGCCCACCGGAGTGGCGTTCGCAGTTGCGGTGCCCTTGCCGTCCGCGCCACCGTAGAGCGGCATGCCGTAGGCGATGGGTGCATCGACGGTGACGTAGGCGGTGCCCCCCGAGCTCTGGAGACGGACGGAAACCGCCGCGCCCGCAGCCACCGGGGCTTCAGTGATGCCGACGTGGAGTTCGTCGGCGCCCGCAAGGGTGACCTCCTTGGGGTTGGCGGTGAGCTTCACGCGCACGTAGGCCGGCAGGGCGACGGCGGCGATGAAACTATGGGTGTCGAGTTTGGAGAAAGTGCTCATGGTGGATTCGTATTCTGTTTCGTTTTGTTGCAGTATCCGGGTCAGGCTTTCTTGAGGCCGCGACGAACGAGGTAGTCGTTGTAGTCCTGCGGGTGAGCGCGGATGACAGCCTCGAACGCCTTCGCCTGGGTGAGCTTCGGGTCGGACTCGAGTGTCTCGATAACGCGCTTCTCGAAATCACCGGGCTCGGCGGTGCCAAAGTTAACGACAGCGCCGGTTTTGGCTTTGAGCTGCACCGGACCCGCGCCGTGGCTGACCGCGGCGCCACCGGTTTCGAGCATCTCGTGGAGGAACCGGTTCTGCTCGAGAACGGCGTCGAATTTTTCGGTAATGCCGTCGATGGCGGCCTGCTGGGCGGCCAGTTCGCGTTCGGCCTTGACCTGCTGGAGCTGGGCGGCAAAGGTACGGACTTCCGTGAGAACCGCCTGAAGACCGGCGGCACCGGCGACTTCGCCTTCACCGGCACCTTCACCTTCGCCCTCCCCGGTTCCCTCGTCTTCGCCTTCACCAGCCTGAGCTTCGGCGATGGCTTCGTTGACCTCCTCGCGAGTGATGCCGAGCGCGGCAAGGTCTTCGTCGCTCATTCCGGCGAGGTCCTCGAGCGAGGGCGGATCGGCCATGAGATTCTGCTGGGACTCGATGGAATCGAGACGTTCGGTGATCGGGGCGAGAGCCTCGGCGATGGCTTGTTTGAGTTCTTCGGGCGTCATAAGTTTTGCATCCGCAGAACTGTCAACCGGCTTGGCCTCGAACATCCCGTCGGGGTTTGCTGCCGGGAGCGTCACGTAGTCGACCGAGATCAGCTCCTCGCAGCGGGCGGCGTTTTTGCCGCTGGCGGTTTTTTCCGTTTTCGCAGGCGGCAGAAAACTGGCACTCAGGCCAACCCCGCGGGGCATGACTTCCGCCACTTCGAGGATCGTGTCTTTCTGCGGATGGGTCTTGAGAAGATGCCAGTCTGCCTTGAGCTTCGCGCCGTCGAGGTGGAAGTTGGTGAGATAACCGCACACGGCAGCAGCGCCGGATTTATGGTCGATCTTCACCGGCACCTGTCCCTTGGTTTCCGCGCAGGTCTTGATCTGGTCGAGCGTGGTGTTGTCGACTTCGAGGTCATGACCCCGGGCGATCAAACCGCTGGTGATGACCGACACGCCGCGAATGACAGCGTTTACCTTGTCGACATTCTCCGCGCAAAAATCCGTATGGAAATGGAGGGCTTCGCGGGGGTCGCCGAATCCGGTCGGCGCAACGGGAACCGGGTTGGTCCAGATCTTGCGAAGAATTTTTCCGCTCACAACACCCCGGGCGGCAAACGAACCGTCGGACGAACGGAGCCGGGGTTTGGGCGGGAGAGCAGGCTTGGCAGGCTTGATGGGCATACACGAAAAAGCCCGTCAACCGTGGAAACAGCTGACGGGCCTCATCCTGAAACCCTGCAAACCAAAAATTACTTGGCCGGAACTACTTTCCGGTAGGCGGCTCTGGCCGCGTTGGCCGTTGCATCAGCGGCGGTGCGGGCACCCGAAGCGGTGGCTTTCCCGCCTTTCTGGACACCGGCTTTCGCGCCCGAGTAGGCATTGACGATGTCGCGGTTGTTGCGACGGGCTCCGGTCTTGAGAGCGCCCAAAAGCCCTGAACCGGAATTGACGGGCTTGCCGAGAACTTGCTTCTGCCAGCCACGGCCACGAAGCAGGGCAGAGCCGACATAACCGGCGCCACCAAGAGCCGCAGTCCCCGCGACAACCTTGCCCGCCGTGCGAAGGGCGGACGATTTTTCCTCCTGCCGAGGGTCGCGGGCGAACCCGACACTCTGGAGTTTGGCTTCAAGCTGGGCGTCAAGCTGGACGAGACGGGATGTGACAGGATTGCTCATATGGATTGTTTTGTTTTGGAGGCTGTCAACCGGGCCTTGCGCCGGAGCTCGGCTCGCGCAACGAGATGGATAATCCGCCACCCCAGCCAGCAGCCGAGAACAGAGGCTGTGACGAAAACTCCGATCGCAGCAAAAATGTAGAGAACCCAGTTCATGCGAATTTCACTCCCCGGATAATGTTATCGGCGACCGCGGCGCCGGCGGGTCTGGCGGTCTTGATCTGACGACGCAGCGCAGCGTTACGGTACGCCAGGTACCCGGTAGCACCGGCGCCGGCTACGGTACCGGCGATAGCGATATTCCGGATACGCCGGATATTGTCGGTTTTCTCGCCCCAGGTTTTCTCCCGGCGATCCCGTTTGCGGGAACCCGGAGCATAGACGCGCGCGGAACGTCCGCGGGCGTCACGCACATCCCAACCCTTTTCGAGAGCGTCGGCGTAGGCGAACTGTGCAAGCCGAACCAGTCGCTCATGCGCCGCCATCGCGACAAGGAGCGGGTTCCGGCGGGCGGACAGACCTGTCTTCTGACGAAGCTTTTCCTTCCCTTCCGCCATGCGATGGGTGAGACGATCCATACGGGCGCCGACAGTGTTTCCGGTTCGCGGCTTCTGCCCGTCGCGCTTCTTCTGCTGGCCGGAAGTGGCAAGGCTGTTGGCGAGCAACGGAACCCCGATCGCGGCGGTCAATGCGGCACGCTTGAACCATGGCTTGGTATAGAAGGGGCGTTCCACTTTCTTCCCGGCAGCCATGTCGCCAATATCTCCGGCAGCTTCACCCGCCCGGTTGACCCAAGGGGTGATGCGACTGGCTTTCCGGTACGCGGAAAGGGGGCTGGTTGAAACGCCGAAGGTGCCGTTGGAGAGACGATCCTGAAAGCGAACGAGAGCAAGACGCGCAGCCATGCCGCGGCGTACGCCGACCGTATTCTTGAGAGTTCTGGACTCGGCGATTTTTCTCAACCGATCCTTCTTTGCGATCTCCTCGCTGGCGATCTGGACCTTTGATTTCACGCGGGGCGTCGCTTTGGGCTTTACCGAGACGGGCTGGTTGGCCGGGGACGCTTTGGGTCGAGGCGCCGGAACAACCGGGGGGACAGATGCGGACGCGGCAGGCTGGACTGTCGTACGCTGCGTGGCCGCGGCTCTGCGCTGCCGTGCCTCATGAAGAAGCTGGTAGAAACGCTGCTTCTTCGCCGAGGGGCGAGTACGCGCATACGCATAGAACCCGCCAACAGTCGCCGCGGCGCCTGCACCCGCCAGCACCTTGCCGAGAGCAGAACGCTGATACTCCGCGGGCTTCTCTGTTTCGGGAGGTGTGCGAAATTCGACGATACGACGGAGCGACGGCTTCATGTGTTTCCAGGTGGAGCGTCAACCGGAGACTTCGTCCCGGGTAAATTTGCGGCCACCGCGACCGGCTGCGGGGTCGGCACGATTGTCTCGGCGATAACCGGGTCGAGCTCGAACACACCGACCAGAGTAGCGACAGCCTCCTCACGGGGAAGCTGGCCGGACGCAACTTTCTCGAGGATGTCGACCAGAGTCTTGGTGGCTCCTTCGCCGAGATCGCTGATCGTCGAGGTCGGGGCGGGATCGAGTGCCTCCTGCGCGGCGGCAAGCTGGTTGCTGGCATCCGGGAAGCGGCCCATCGCCACCATCTCGACAGGGACGCCCGCTGCGGCGCACTTGTTGCGGAGGATGACGACTTCCTTGATGAGCTGGTCGGTAAGGTCTTCGTAATCGTAGCCCTCTTCCCCGGCGATCTCCGACGCGCTCTTGAGCCCGGCCTGAAGGAGGGCGAGATTCGCATCAGTGTCATAGCCGGTATCGGCGGTAAGTGCTTTCCCGAACTGCCAGCGACCCCAGTCGAAATTCTTGTTGGGCGGAAGCTCGCCGACAGCAATGGCGTTGGCGAGCACAGCGCGTTTCACCCCGTCCAGCAGCGACGTGACGAGGATTTCCTGAAACCGGGCGAACATGCGCTGAAGCTGCTGGGCCTCGAGCCGGATAGTGGCCCCGCCAAACTTCGACATGTCGAAAAAGCCGTACGGGAGATTGAGGCCAAAGGCGATGTCCTTGAGAGCGGCCTCGATGTAAGCCATGAAGGCCCCGCTGGGACGGTTGCCCGTATTGAAAGGCGTGATATCCTCGTTGGGCCGAAGCCGCAGGAGCTTGTTGCCTTCGACTTTTTCGGTCGGGTTGCCATTGGCATCGCGGCTGACACCGTCCCACATACCAGCCGATCCCGCCCCGGATTTTGCAAGAGGGTCGGTGACGCGGATCACGCCTGCAATCGACGCCGCCCACTTGGCCGCGCCCCGCTCAAAACTGAACATCTCGTAGAGGTCGCGAGCCTGGGCAACCACCGGGGCAAGCCAGGAAGTGCCGCGGTACTCATCCGACCGGAGAGGCTTGCGGAGAAGAAAGAAATTCTTCGCATCCGCCGTGGCCTCGAACTCGTACCGGCTGGATTTGCGGTCACGTTTGAAGATGTCGTAACTCACGGGTTGCCCCAGGGAATTAAGCCGGATACCCTGAACGTAATCATCCTCCTGCTGGTTGGCGACGGTGTTAGGGTCTCCGATACGGTCGGCCTCGATGCACTGGAGCTGGAGTCTGGCGCCGTTGCGGACCAGGTAGAAGCCGAAGTCCCCGTCACGCAGCATCGACCGGAAGCCGACTTCGACCAGAGTGCGGAAATTGGTGCGCCCGGTAATGTCGGCATCCCGAGTAAACCATTTTTCGAGGTATGCCTCGGCCAGGGAATCCCAGGCAGGATCGCCGGACTGGGACTGGTACAGGACCTGGGAACACACGTACTGGGCAACGCGGTCGAGAACTCCCCGGATGACGGGCATGTTGCGTTCGAGGTCCCGGGCTTCCCAGATCAGCTTGAGCCGGTCCATCGCCATGCGCGGGGTCTCGGAACTGGCATTTTTCGCCATGCCTCCGCTGCTGCCGCGCTTCACCCCCGGGTTGGCGGCATCGTACCCGAACAAGGTCAACTTCTCCCGGGCGATAGCCCGTTGCAACGCGTAGGTCGGAGCTACCGCGGCGAGAGCGCGTTCAAAAATGGAAGGCTTGGGATCAACGGGCATGGCAACGCCATGCCGGAAGCGTCAACCGGCGGGGTCACCAGGTCTCGATGCCGCTGAAATCCGGGACCATGTGCCGACGGCCGTCGTCACTTCCCCCACGCTCCTGCTCGACCTGGGTGGCGGCGGCCAGCCGGGTACGCATTTCCGCCGTACTCCGGGAGTAGGACCGGTTGCCTTCGGCCTGGGCGTTGAAAGGGTTCCGCGACCACTTCTTCAGCCAGACGATCTCCGCAGCAAGCTCGGCTGCGGTGTACCCCCGGTAAATTTGAAGCCACTCTTCCATCGGACCCGGGAGGCAGTCAACCGAGGTCCCGGACGACTTCCTCGAGAACCTTGCGCAACTCGACTCTCATCTTCGGATTGAACTTCTCCCGGGAGGCGGCGTAGTCGCGGGCGAACTGGCGGGCCTGCTCAAGAAAAGATTTTGTCCCGGTGTCATGAGGTTCCAGCCGGACCGTCGACAACGCACGACGGAGAGTTTCCCGAAGACCCTTGACCGTATAGCCCTCCCGAACGGTCTTCTCGATCCAGAATTCGTACTGTCCATCCGGTACCCGCCCGACGATTTCAGCAGCATGATGAAAAGTTAACTTCTCCCGACGTCGGGAAAACGGGAGCTTGCAGCAGACATACTTTGCGTTCGCCAAGGTCTGGACAGCATAACCAGTCTCTTCGGCGATACGGGCGTACAACTCTTCCGGCACGCGTTTTCCCCAGTGAGAGTCAAGGTAGTGAGCCTGCCCGTACGCCAGCCAGTCACCAATCATCCACATGGCCGCACCGGTAACTTCCGTCACTTTCCGGCCAATGGACATCCAGGCCTCGTAGTCGAGGCCCTCCGGGATAACCAGACCGCAACGGCTGGTCTTAACCCCGGCCGGAAGGTGCGGGCTGGACTCGGCGGTCGAGACGGAGAGGACTTCTGTTGGTACGGGTGTAGCGGGAGCAGGCATTGGCGGACTTGTTGTTGAAGGTTTTCGGGAGGTGTAAATCGTCCTGGATTTTCGCTACACGCTTGCTCACGGCGGCCTTGGTAATCCCGTGGCGGGTGGCGGTGCTTGTCATGGTCTCGTCCTCGAGATCGGCGTCGCCGAGGGCCAGGTAGAGACAGTCGATCGTCAGTCGTGCGCGGGTCTGGCTACGCACGTAGCTTACAAGACGACGCGCAAACTCAAGTGTCTCGGGCGGATGTGCCGTGTCAGTCGGAGTGTCCGGCTCCGCTTCGTCGGGGTATATAAAGCCGGTAGAGCATTCTTTCGAGTTCTCGTGCAGCACCATGAGCCTGGAAATAGGCAAAACCCGAGGCGTTCGTCAACTTTTTATTGCGTTTTGTTGCGGTTCGTTGACCACATCCATCAAGCCCGTCGCCATCGCGGCCACAAGAGCCTGCCGGAAACAGCTTCCCCAGTGGTCATCAGGGCGTTTCTGCGTCCACTCGACTTCGACAACCCCGTTCGCCTTTATCCGCTCCATACGCTCGTAGGCGGTGAGCTGCATCTTGTACTCGTGGAGCATGTCGCCGTCGTTCGGCAGTTCCAGTGACGGGCCAATCCCGCGCATGCAAGCCTCCGCACGATCCAGCATCGACGACTTGGAGAAAAGGAGCTGGCGGATCGGGCGGACACGGTTGGCCTGGTTGGTGCCAAGGAACGGATCGACAAAGGTCCATGTGTACGGCAGCCGCAGCTCGCCGAGACGATAGAACGGAGCCTTGTCGCCCTTCATCGCCTTCCAGGCATAGTTCCCGTCGGGCAGAACGCCCGATTCCATGACATAGCCATAGACCTCCGAAGCCCAGTGGCCGCTGTCGATAACGATATTCTGGGCGGGCACGGCATACGTGGCAGCCAGACTGCGGAGTTCCTCCACGCTCCACGCCTTGCCCCACGCGAGCACCCGCTGGGCGCCGCCCGGCGCAAAGGCATGGACGGACCAGTAAAAGTGACGACCGCCCTTGCCCTGGACGTCGATGGACAGGAACCGGCGGACTTCGTTGAAGGGCGCCGTGAAATCGCTGACCCGGTCGTCGATATAGCCCTCGCTGACCGCAAAGCGCAAACGGTCCTCCCAGGGGCGCCCGAGAGACTCGGTCACGAAGGTCTTCATGGGGTCATGATTCCCGTGATCGAGGTCCACCTGGGCCATGACGTACTTCTGGACGAGGTCACGCCACTTTACCCAGAACGGCAGCAGGGCGTTCCAGGTGTAGCTCTTCAGCTCCTTCGGGGCCTTCGGGTTGTGGCTCACCCATACGCCTTCCGACATGATCCGCCAACGGGCCTGCGGCTCGTCACGCTGCATGTATCCGCATCTTGGGCACACGTAACGAATATGGGGCGCCAGCGCGTCGAAGTCCCACCGGCCATCCTCGTCGACGACCCCTGGCACATCCCGGAACTTCACGCATTTGCGGGTCTGCGGATGCTCCGCACGGACGTTCTCCCACTCGAGCGGCCCGCGGTAATCACACCCTGCCGGGTTCAGGCAGGGCACGTGCCAATGCTCCTGCGAGCCAGCGAGCCATTCGTTATGCAAAACGTCCTTCTCGTCACCGGGAGTCGAAAGGATCAGGATGCGGCTGTTCCACCAGGTGCGGACACGCATCTTCGCCATTGGCAGAGCCCACTTCGGCCAATTCCTGACCTCGTCGCAAAGCAGGTAACGACGACTGCGGGACTGGAGCTTGGCCTTGCTGTTGGAGCCCACGATCTCGAACAGCATCGTCGGGAAATAAATTTCCATCGACTTTGCCAAGGTGCGGCTGTCGGGGATTTGCCGCTTCACCGGCTGGCACATGTGGAAGGCGGGCATCAGGCGCTCGTTGGCAAACTTGAGTCCTTCCTCGTCGGACGCCGCGATCCACATCGCGGGTGACGGGTCCTCGGCGACGATCCAGTTCGCAAGGATCATTCCGGTCTCGGTCTTCGAGGACTGGGCGGAACACATGACCGTGATCTGCCGGACGGAGTTGTCGGCAAACTCTTCCATAAGTTTTCGCACCCAGGGTGAATTTTCGGACCGCCACTTGCCCGGGATGTTGGAGACCGGAACTTCGTAGTGCTCCTCGGCCCATTTCCACGGGGGGCGCGTGTCAGGAGGGCGCCAGGCGAGGGAGGCCGCCCGTGCGATGATGTTGGGCCGGTCGGCGCTCATTTGGCGGCATGGAGCGGGCGCGACGTCAACTGGCCGAGGGCCTCGACGATCTCCTCCCGGAGGATGCGCTCGGCATCCACCTCGGTCCGTCCGACGACCAGAGGGGCGCACGTGCCCGGAATCTTGCACAACACGGTCTTGGCCCGGATGACCAGATCGCCCACCCACGCCTCGACATCGACGTTTGCCGTGTATTCGTTGCGACGGACGTTCAGCTCGAATTCGAGTTTCTGGTTCTGCAACCGGAGACGCTCGACCTCGAGATTGCGTTTGTCGTCCGGACCCACGGTCGGATCGGTGAGGGATGCAAAGTTGGCGTTGATGAACCCCTGCCACTCCTGGATGTGGTAACGCCCGTCCTTGGACCGCCCGGGATTCCCCTCCATCTTGAGGGCCTTCTGGATAATTTTCCGGTCCCGGGGCGGGGTCAGGTAACCGCCGAGCTCAGTCTGGTTTTTGGCGAAGGCAGGAACTTTGCCGGGTTTTCGTTTAGCCATCGCCGGGAACGGCGATGTCAACCAGGCAAATTACGCCTACGCCTCTTACACTGGATTCCCGCACCTCTCCTTCTCCTATATTTATTATATTTATTGAAGTCCGAAGATGAAGAAACAGGTTGCAGAGGTGTAAAGGCGTATGGTCCGTGGTCGGGAGTTTTATGGATAGCGGAGAGAATCTGTCTATTGGCGTAGGCTATATGGATGGTGGCCCGCCTTGTACCGCAGCGCCAGGGTATCCTCCCTTCCCACCCGGCCTCTGCAATTGCTCTCCATGGCGACTAAATTCTTTATTCGCGCTATTTCATTAACTTGCGTTACTCCGAGTATTACACTGTAACAAATTAAACCAGCTATACGCATTTCCCTTGGCTGCTATGCCGCCTTGACGTATGCCTGTATACGAAACGGGCGAGGTCGTTGCTGCGACCTCGCCCATTAACTAACGATAAACTATGCAACATGCACACATGCACGCAACTGCCGCCAATGGCAAGACAAATCAAACAAGCACGGGCTCGGCTCGGGCTTTCGCAACCGCGGGCCGCGAAGGAATGGCAAGTTCCGGTGGCCACGCTTCGCAACTGGGAGGCCGGGAGACGTTACCCGACGAGGGAAACTCTGGAGCGACTGTGGGTGGCGTGGGGGCTGCCCACGCTATCGAGGTCGACGGAATCCTCGTACTCGTCCAGCCCAGCGAACAGCACGAATATCTCGTTAGTACCCGCGGCGTCGCCTCGGGTTACGGGGTAGATGAAGTCACCCTCCGCAGACATAAGCAAACTCATGCCGACGAACTGGTTGAGGGTAAGCATTGGGTTGTTCAAAAAATGAACACCCTCGGTGGAGAGCAGGACGTTACCCTCTGGACCAAGCGCGGGGTAATTCGTCTCGGGTTCTTCATCAAGTCGGAACGGGCAAAGAAATTCCGGAACGCCGCGGAAGACCTAACACTTTGGTACACCGAAGGTTCCTTGGTTCCGGCCTCGTCTGTCACCGAAACGATCAGCGCCGCCGATCTGTTCCGGGTGCTGGTGCAGAACCAGCAGGTGCTCGCTGACGTGGCCGCCACGCTTCGGATTTTCGCGGAACGCTTGGGGCGTATCGAGAGCGCCGTCGGGCCGATCCCGGAGCGTGAGTTCCTCGTCGACCCGAACAACCTCACCCTCCGTCAGCGCAGCGTCCTGAGCGGGCTGACCGCCCGGGCATTGCCGGCATGGGAACTCGGACTCGATCGCGAGATGGGCGTCCTGCACGCGCTTGAACGCACTGGACTCGTGGCACAGTCGGGCATGGGCTGGCGCCGGTTGCCAAAAGGCGATCAGGCACTCGCGGCTTGACCGCACGCCGCAACGGACTACGGTAATAGTCGATCAATCGGTTGGTTACCGGTTGTTTATCACGTTGAAGCGCCGCTCGTGCAAACGGGTGGCGCTTTTTCGTGCAAATCCATGAAAATGGCCCCCTACGCCACCACGGCTATATCTTATTGTGAATCAGGTAATTACGTATTTCTGTAATGGATTCTGTGTTACGCTTAATTATGCATAACTAAGTAAAACATAACGCTTTAAGCATCGTTGACGGCACGTTTCGTGTCTGGTAAGATATGTGTCCCGTCAGTCAATTCCGACGAACGGCACGTGATAGCCAACCTAACCAACCGAAATCATGACAACGTATTCATCCGCCCAATACACGCCAACGCGGCGCAATCCCGAATTGCGCAACCCCTTCCCGTCCCTTCCGGTTCTCCCGCCAGAGGAAGGCGGGAAACTGCTCATTCGCACACTCCATGCGCTGGCATGGAGTGTTGCCGAAAAGCGCGCACGGAAAGACTCCCGCGCCATCGCATTGCGTGCCGAATTGGCACGGGAAGCAGAGAGCGCGGCAGGGGAAACAATCGCCCTTGTCCTGACACGCTTCGCCAACTTCGCCCCGAATGCGCATACTTGCCTCGTATCCAGAATCCTGATTCTCCATCAATCGGGTGAAAACCTCACCCTTGCCATGCCCTTGCCTGTTTGGCGTGCTGCGCACAAGGCCTGCGACCGTGCCTTGCGCAAAATGGCGCGGGAAGTGGCAGAGGATGCCATGGAGCTGCGCACGTTTGACGCAAGCGGATGGGCAGATTTTGCAAATGTGGAGAACGAGGGAGAAATGCGCTTTGCGGAAAGTATGGCGTGCCTTGCCATCCGCCACAAAGCGGAGGTGTTGCGTGAAGCCATCCGCACGCATGCCAGTAGTGGAAACGGCAATACGCAACGCGCAGCACGCGCTTTCCTCGCCAAGGTCAGCCAATGGGAAGCACGCGCCATTGCCCTTGTGCGGGGCGACAATTCCGCCCCGCCGCTTACTGTCATTTCTTCCCGTGCCGAGACAACACGGGAAGTGACGGAATCCCTCGCAATCCGTAAAGGAAACCGCCACGTGCAACACGACGGCAAAGGGAGCACAAGCGGCACGCGCCAGCGCAAAGACAAGGAAGGCTTTCGTTTGTATTCCGCCGGATGGAAGCAAGTTGCGCGTCTGGAAGCGTTCATCGGGCAACCCTTGGCGACAGTCTAAAACCCGCGGAATCACTCCGGCAATACCTGATACCAGAAACCCCGCATCAAACGATGCGGGGTTTTTCGTGCGCGGAAAACTCGCGGAATCACTCCCGCAATACTTGGTGCGGGGATTAACTCTCCCGCACGAATCCGCGGGTTGTGAAAACACGCGGAATCACTCCCGCAATACTAGATGCGGGAGAGAAGAGCGCGCAACGTGCTCTTTGCGTTACACACTGGGTTGAATCCCCGTAACGCACGCCACCCGATGACCGCCGCGATATTCGCGGGGTTATCCTAATCGAATTTCCGCACACGTTACCGTGTGCGACGGTCACCGCCGTGACCGGTAAATTGACGGCATTGCGCACAATGCGCTGAATGGTTGAGGGGCGGCCATAAACGTCCCGGTCTCGGCGAACTCACCGTCGTGTCGTGGTCCGCAGCTATGAATGTCGGGGTCTCACCGGTCTGCTTCCAAAAGACCGGTCAATTTCATCCTGTCTGCGATGTCCGGATAATTCCGTCCGGCTCGCTGTCACCAAACCACCATGAGCAAACCCGCTCCCGTGGCGATGGACAGCATCGCCAAACACGAACCGGCCGAGATTGCCGCGTTCGTCGCGACCGCCGCCGCACAGGCGAAGGTCACTTTTCTCAATGTCGCCAAGGGCATTGTTGCCCTCGAGGCCAAGGTCGGCCGTGACGAGGCGAAGGCTTTCTACAAGAAAGCCGGAGTCACGGAGCACACCCTCAAGAACGCCCGTCAGGCCGTGCAGGTCTGGGAGGACGTTGTCACCGCCAAACATGCCGACGAGGCGTGGTTCGACCAGCTCACCTACATGGACTGTGTCGTCATCAACCGCGCCATCCGCGCGGTGACGGTCAAACCGCTCGTCGAGCAGGGTCTCTTCAAGAAGCGTCCCGCCCTCGCCTACGGCCAGTTCGAGAAAGCTGCCGACGGATCGCCGGCCAAGGAGGAAACCCCGCCCCAGAAAGTGGCGAAACCCGCCAAGGCACCCGCCCCCTCGAAGAATGACGACGAAGGGGAGGAAACGACGCCACCCAAACAGGCGAAGCGTCCGGATGTCGCCGCGGTCGAGAAAATCGAAGCCGCCGAGAAAGCCGTCCTCGGTCTCGTCGACCTGGCGGATCAGGTCACGGCGGAACGGGTCTACCAGCGCCTCCTCGCGACGCAACTCGCCGTCAAGATGGCGATGGAAAAGCGGTGGAAGCCCGTCCACGTCGAGGAGCTCCGTAACGTCAGCACCCGCGCGTCCTGATGCGCGTCCTCATCCTCCGTGCAACGCTCCCGGCATTGCACGGCCTTCTCGGAGTGCCGCTTTTCGTCATCGGACAGAGACCGCCGTGGCGGCTGCCGTCATGGCTCGTCTGGAACCCCGGCCCCGGCGACAAACCGCCGGATGATCCTTTCCGCGCCAGTCACGACCCTCCGGCGCGTTTGCGTAGAATAACAATCAACCTTTGCCGTCCCGCACGTGGTTGGAACGTGGTCAGGGTCGACATCTCTCGAAAAGACAGACAGGCCCCGCATCGCCTTGGTAGGTGCGGAACGGTAGCGAAGACAAAGGGTCGACAACCGGACCCGCTACCGTTGAATACCGGCGTTCCCCGATGGTCGGGCAGGATGATAGCCCTGCGCGGTTCGATTCCGCGGTCGCCGCCACTTTCCCGACCGGCGAGGTTCAACCTCGGGTGCGCGCACCTGACAACAACAACGTGGGGCCTGCGTGGGCACCCTTCTTCTGCGGCCGACGCTCGCGTTGGTTCGAAGCCGGCACCTGAACCGTGTCGTGATCAAGCGGAGGTTCGATTCCTCCCGGCCGCATTCCTTTTCCGACTCAGCCTCGGCGGGCTGCCACGTCCCGCGGCAACAGAACCCTACGTGTTGGCCCGAACGGGTACGCGGGCAAACCGAAGACACCCACCAATTTTTCGAGGATCGGCAGACGGCGCCCTATCTGCGGTCAGGTAAACTGGCCCAGCCAGACAGGCTGTGTCAGTAGTCGGTTCGAGTCCGACCGTCCTCACCACTTTCGTTCAATTCGGGCATTCCCGTGCCTGGCCTGAGCCTGCTTTCGAAACCGAACAGGACAGGCACTTGAGACCCGCGGGGCGCAGCCTGCGAAAGCGCGCAAAAGAAATCAACAGGCCGCCCGCCGGAGCGTCATCCGGCACCACCTTTCCACCACGCCATGAGCACAACCTCCCGTCAGCGTACCGCCAAACAACCTCGCCGCGTTCGCGGTGCCCATCCCGGCGACAAGCCGGTCCCGTCCGGTCCGAACCGGCACCTGATTCGTCGCAAGGCAGTCGGCCTGTTCCGCCCCGCCGATGCCGACCAGTCGCCGGGTGGCGCCTTCGGCAAGCCGGATCACAAACGCGCCGATAGCGACAGGCGCATCGTGCGCCGCAACGCCCGCAAGCAACTCGCGTTGCTGGGCGTGTCATCCGGGAAGTGATTCCCGTTCGGTTCGGTTATCGTACCCGATTTTTTAGATACGATGCACAAAACTGCAACCCTTCACCTCGTCGCATTGCTCCTGCTGCTCGCCCTGTTCGGCGTGGCGGGAGCATTCGACTGTCCGCTATGACTATCGTCAAACTCGATAAAGCCGCTGTCGTCTCGATCTTCAACCACGCCAGCAGCCAGCAAGAGTATCTCGAAGGTCTCTACCGGCTTGTAATCCCGGAGTGGGAAACCGTCGAGCAAGTTACCGAATACCCTGTGTGCTCCCGGGACACATGGATGGAAATCTGTAAACTGGCTCGATCCTTCGACGAGAACCTTAACAAGAGCCGCACCCACAACAACAACAAGATCATGCCAGGTGGCGCGTGGATGAATTCGGGTTTCGGCACAGCCAACGATGGCGAACTCGCCCTGTGGGAAGTCCGGCCACCCGATCCAGCGAAAATCCTCCGCAAACAACCCGTGTCGGTATGAACCCGCGCATCCACCTCGAAGCCTGCCGGATCGTCCGCGAGCGGAAGGCGCCGGATTACCGTGCCGCCTGCGCCATGATCGCGAAACGTCGTCGGTATCAACCGCAACCCGTCCAACCGCGCCTTGTGCGTATGCCCTACCGTGACGACTGACTATCTTTCAATCCCGCTGCGTCGACGCCTTGAATTGGTGAAGAAGCGTACGGATGTCGACAGTTGCATCGGCGACTGGACGGCCCGGCGCCACACCATCCGCTATTTCCTCGACAGGAAATCCGGCTCGGGTGGCGAGCCGTGGCAATGCGGTGGATGCACCGTCCGATTCTGCGAACAGGCCGACGATGTATTCCCCGAGCTTCGTTTCGCCCACAAGGTCAATACGTACCTCCGGCACACCGGCTGGTATGTGGACAACCTCCATGACGAAACCACCGTCGGCGTCGTCGTGACGCTTCCGGGCCGCCGCGGTTTCGCAGCCGCCACCACCGACCCGTGGAACTTCGGCATCGAGTCGATGACCGGCCCCCTGATCGTCGAGATCGGCGAGACGTACGCCGAAGAAAGCGATGCCGCCCGGGCTGCCGACCTGCTCGCCAGAAAGACGGCCTGCTACACCCGCATCGCGAAGTTGCAGGAAAACTACTGGGAGGCCGTGCGGTGAAGGGAAATTTTCCCGATAGGTCACGCAGAAACCAGCTCCACAATTCGCCGGTTATCGTAACCGAGTATTGAATACGATGAACGAATCCAAACCCAAGCTTGACAACGGGCTTGAACAGTGGTGCAAGGAATACTGCCCCACCCTGCCGGCCCGCATCGAGGCAGTCGTTGCCGAATGGGGCATCAGCGTCACCGATCAGGGACACGCCCGCGATCTCCTGTTGGAACATGTCCGCCAGTCCGTCGCCACAACTTCATGACACCCGATCAATACCGGAAACGCCTTCTGCCCTTCGTTCGCCTCCTGTTCGACACCCTGTCTCCCGCGCAGCAACGGCTTATCGCCGCCAAACATAAGGACGCGCCCGAAGACGTTCGTGAGGTCCATAATCCGGAAAACGTAAGCGCGGACCAACTACCGGATGGGTATCGGTTTCTCTACATCGACGAACTGAACAACACGGATAGTATGCCCTTCGCCAAAATCTGGGTCGAGAGCGATGATAGGTGGGGTGACCCTATACCTGCCCGGGAACGTTATCTCGACAGGTTCACCTACGCCATCCCCATCAACCTCCCCGACAAAGAATCTCCGGCGTCATCCGACGCCGCCACACCAACCACATCAAAGGACAACATGCCCGCACCCGTACCGCCCAGATCCGTCAGGAAATCCGCCATCCAGATACTCGACGAGGGGGCCTGAACTGAGCCAGGCCACCGCCGACGTCACCGTCAAACATTTCGGCACCGCCATCGTGCTGCCCGCGTCGCCGACGCCGATGTCGGCCGGTGAAGCCGTCGAGCACCTCAAGCGTCTTCAGAAACTCGGAGAACGCGTCGTCGGAGTAAACGAACTGGTCAAGGTCTACCCGTTCGACGGTGCCGTCGCCTTCATGAAGGCAATGCAGCGCAAGTTCGGGTGGGCGCAACCTGTGCCGACGCCCGGCTTCTTCGGCGATCGTGCTCCTGCCACCGTCAGTATCGAATCCGGTCCGAACGAGACCGCGACGATCTTCTGGGGTCGCTTCGAGATTCCCGGTGTCGACGGTTATGTCGAATGCGGGTTCTCCCGCACGGACGACAACGAACCGGTCTTCGAGATCGGCGGCGAAGTGAAGCAGGCGCACCTTGCGGTGGTTGCGGAACTCGCCCAGCTCACTCGGCAAATCGCCCGTGACGAATCCATCTATCGCGGCAAGGCTCTTCGACTCCGGATCAACGAGGACGGCGACATCAACGTCAACGCGGCCCCGGGATTCATCGACCTGCGCAACCGCACGGAACTGATCCTCCCCGATCTCGTCGACGCCTCCGTCCGCGCCAACCTGCTCACGCCCATCGAGCGCACCGACGCCTGTCGTCGTGCCGGCATTCCGGTGAAACGCGGTGTGATTCTCTCCGGACCTCCCGGTACAGGCAAAACGCTCGCCGCTTTCGAGGTCGCCCACAAGTGCATCGAGAACGGATGGACGTTCATTCTCGTTCCGAAGTGCAAGAGCCTCGCTGATGCGATGCTGTTCGCCACCCGGTATGCTCCGGCGGTGGTCTTCGCCGAGGACATTGACCAGATCACCTCCGGTGATCGCAACGAGGCGTTCAACCACCTCCTGAATACCGTCGACGGCGTCAACACGAAGAATCAGGACGTGATGCTGGTCTTCACGACCAACCATCTCGGCAACATCGAACGTACGATGGTCCGCCCCGGCCGTATCGACGCCATCATCGAGTTTCCGCCACCCGATCATGCCACCATCGAGCGTTTCCTCCGCTACTACGGCGGCAGTCTGATCGAACCGGACATGAGCCTGATGCGGTCGTGTGACGCCCTCGAGGGCGCCATTCCCGCCATCGTCCGGGAAGCGGTCGAACGTGCCAAACTCTACGCCCTCTCCCGTGGCGCCGATCCGGATCACATCCGGCTCACGGATGACGACATTCTCGTCGCCGTGAAGACAATGGAGGCACACACAGTTCTTCCGCAGCAAGCGGGAGAAGGTCGTGACGCCGGAGGAACAGGTCGGGATCGCTCTCAAGGCGCTGCTGACCGCCGGTACGGTTCCCACGGACGAAATCAAGTCCGACACCAAACGGATCGTCGCCCGGGTTCAGGCGTAATCGCATATACACTACACCGCCCGTATCGTGATTATACGATACGGGCTTTATTTCCGTTCCTGTCATGAGCACCAACCTCGCCAAGAAAGTCCTGTGCGTAAACCTGCGCACAACGTGCCTCGGGTCCACGGTCACCGATCCGATCCTCACCGCCGACCTGCGCCAGAAAACCGGCGCCGAGGAAGGCGCTGTCCGCGCCACCAAGAAGATTCTGGAGGACGCGACCAAACCGATGCGGAAATTGCGTGCCGAACTCGGTCGCTATATCCGCAGTGTCACGCTCCCCGGTATCAGTGACGATCTACGTATCGTCACCCCGAAACGTCTGGAGGAAATCCGCCAGAAGATCGCCGACTACGAAGCCCGGGACGCGGACCTTGTTGCCGAACTGGCGGACAACTACCAGACCCACAAGGATGCGGACAAGGTGCGTCTCGGTACGGCTTACGACGAGACGCTCTACCCGCCGGTCGAAAACCTCCCGGCCTTCTTCACGCTCCGGCTCACGGTCTGCGACTTGCCGGCCGGCGACTACTTCCGCGTCGAAGGTCTTACCGAGGAGGCCATCCAGAAGATGAAGAACGAGCACGCCAAGATGCTTGAAGCCGTCTCGGCGACCGCGAAAAACGAGGTCCACAAGAAACTCGTCGGACTCATCCAGCACATCGCCGACAAACTCACCGATCCCGACGCGAAGAAATTCTACGACTCCACGTTCACCAACCTGCACGAATACCTCGCGCAGGTTCCGGACCTCAACATCACCGGCGATCCGCAACTGGAGGAGATGCGCAAGGAGGCGCTTGAAAAACTCAGCTTCACAATGGAGCAGATCAAGGCGTCGGCCATCCTGAAAGAGCAGGCTGCCGCGGCGGCGAAAGACTTCCTCTCCAAGTTCGGCGCCAGCAACCGCAAGGTCCTCGTGATGCCGCCGACCTCGGCGGAAAACGACACGCCGGCTGCTGCCTGATTTTCATCGGATTATCGTAATAAAACGCAATAATTTATGCCTGCCAAAAAGAAGACCAAAAAGAAAACACGCAGCGCCAGGAAGGCGCCAGCCGCCACTACTGCTATCGTCGAGGCAACCCCGGTGCAGCCGCCTGCGCCAATCCTCTCCACCGTCCGTCCGCACACCTGGACGAACCATGGCGACGAGGTTCTCATTCTCAAACGGGTCAACCCAGACCGGACTGCCCGCGGCGGGTTCAAATATCCGGCCGGCGTCGGATCGAAGGTCGAGCCGGAATCGTGGGATTCGTCTCCGTCCTGCGGCGAGGGTCTCCATGGTTGGCCGTGGGGCTTTGGTCTCGGAGAGGGCATGAACTACGATCCCCTCGAGGACATCTGGCTCGTCCTCGGCGCCAAGCCGGAGGATGTTGTCGGCGAACTCGAAGGCGGACAGAAGTGCAAATGTCGTCACGCCACGATCCGGTACGAAGGGTGTTTTGCCGGGGCGCTCGCCCTTATCCGGGAAGGCTTCCACGCCTGCATCGTCGAGATGTCCAAGGTGGTCATTCCACCCGGCGGTGCCCCTTCTCCGACCGCTTCCGACCGATACAGGGCTTACCTCGCGGCCTCGGGTGGCTACTCGCAACTCGCGGCCTCGGGTGGCTACTCGCAACTCGCGGCCTCGGGGCGAAATTCGATCGCCGTCTCCTCCGGCCTGAACAGTCGGGTGAAAGTCGGTGAAAACGGCGTCTTCGCCCTCTGCTACTGGGCCGGTGACGACAAGGGCTACGAAATCCTCGTCGGCAAAGTGGGAGTCGATGGCATCAAGGCCGATACGTGGTACGTCGTCCGGGACGGCAAAATCGTCGCCGAATGAGCACCCTCACCCACCTTACCGGCGACGCCACCCGTCCCGTCGGACCCGGTTCGAAAATCATCGTCCACTGCTGTAACGACATCGGTGCGTGGGGCGCGGGCTTTGTGCTCGCGCTCTCGCGCCGGTGGCCGCAACCCGAAACGGAGTATCGCACCTCGGCACGTGTATCCGAACTCGTTCTCGGCGAGATACAACTCGTGCCGGTGGAACAGGACATCACTGTCGTCAACCTTATCGGTCAGCACGGCACCGGGCACCGTAATGGCGTCCCGCCAATCCGGTACGAAGCTATCTCGGAGGGACTGTCAAAACTCGCCGTACACGCCAGGCACCATGGCGCTTCCGTTCACATGCCCAAAATGGGCGCCGGCCTCGCCGGCGGTGACTGGGATCAGATCGAGGAGATCGTCCGCAACACCCTGTGCGCCGCCGGGATTCCCGTCTTCGTCTACACCTTTGATCCATAACAACCGCAACACATCATGTCACACGTCGAATCTGTGTCGGTAAAAATCACCGATCTCAACTCCCTCAAAGCAGCCTGCGCACGTCTCGGGGTCGAATTCCTCGAGGGCAGGAAAACGTACAAGTGGTACGGTCGCAGCGTCGGCGACTACAAGCTGCCGGAAGGGTTCACGGCCGAAGACCTCGGCAAGTGCGAACACGCCATTCGCGTCCCCGGTGTCGATTACGAAATCGGCGTCGCCAAAGCCCCGGACGGAAAAGGGTACACCTGCCTCTACGACTTCTGGGGTCCCGGCGAGGGCCTCCTGAAAAAGTTCGGCAAGGGCCTTACCAAACTCGTCGACATGTACTCCCTCGAAACGCTCAAGGCCAAAGCCCGGGCGAAAGGGTATCTTTCGCGAGAGGCCGCACTGCCAAACGGCAAAACCCGACTCATCGTCACCGTTCCCTGATCGTCATGCCACTCTTCCGGGTCACCATCACCGAAACCCTGAGATACTCCTACTCCACCGAAGCCGAGACAGCCGGCGAGGCGGAAGAAATTGCCCTTCAGGAACACGCCGACGGTAACCCGGACGTCAACTTCGAGGCATGCACCCATCGCAGCGCCTCGGCCACTGAAGAACCCGAATGAAACAGATCGTATTCACCATAGGTGACGGACAGGTCGAACTTGAAGCCAAAGGTTTCAAGGGCGGTGCCTGTGAAGCCGCAACCAAAGCCTTCGAGGAAGTCCTCGGCGGCACCGTCAGCAACAAAAAGCGCAAGACCGAGTACTACGAAAAGGAACCGGTCGTGCATCTCAAGGCAGGAGCCCGATAACACGAACGACGAAGACAACCACGACGAGAAATCCGCCAAGCTCGCGGAATTCCTCGAAAAGGGTGCGAGAATTGCACTCGAACATCGTGCCCACGAGCTGGGTGTCTTGGCCTGCGGGGTCGCCAGGATCGGGCTGGGCCACACGATGGCCTTCCGGCTCGGCCGCAAGCCCGGCACGCCGACGATGGATGAGCCGACAGCCGTGGTGGCTACCATCGCGGGCTGTATTCCGGACGATCTGATCGATGGCTTGATGGACTACCTGAAAGGGATGGCCCAGGACATTGGCACGCAGTCGGGAATAACCACCAAGACTGTACGGGATGATTTCACCAAGAATCCTCCTTCTTCTTCTTCTTCCGATGGCGACTGAAGCAGTCATCGTCGTCGGTGACGGCAGGGTCACCGCACTGGCGGGCGGGCCGGTCTCGATTGCCGATATGGGAAAACGCTCTACCCGCCGGGCTTCCCACCTCGACTTCGACCCCGCAAAAAACGAGTGGGTCGTATGGGACTCCGAAAAAACAAACTCCCTGTACTCGCATCCCGATTACAACGTAGCTCTTCAATGGGAAACAGACCACTTCAACCGGCTTCTCAGTCTGATCGGGTAGTCAACACCTGCGACTTCGAGGTCCGCGCCTGCTACAGCCGTGGCAGAGGCGGCAAATGCTATGTCGCCTGGATTGATCAGATGCCCGACATCAAGGCTCGCGGCTCGTCCCTCACGGAGGCCGTACAAGAAGTAGAGAAAGCTCTCGTACTTGCGTTGGGCTGACACCTTTTCGCCGTCGCATGGCGTCATTGATCGTCCGGTTGGTCGATCCGACGAAAGGAATTGTTCCATGCGACGGCGCCACCTATCCACCAATGACAAATCGCATCGCCAACTACATCCAGGCCGGGTACTCCGGCCTCTATATCATCAGTCACGAGGAAGTGCGGGTCGAAGCGACTATGGTCGCCGTCCTCGAATCGCTCAACAGCGGGCTGCCGAAAAATGACCCGAACAACAAGCAATTCAACCTGTTCGCAGCCTCGGTAACGAAGGGCATCGTCAACGTTACCGAGTCGAAAAAACTGGCCGAGGAGACCGATCCGCTGGGGATTCTCGATGCGTTCGGGGAAGCCGATCCGAGATCGGTCTTTCTCTGCTACGACTTCCATCTGTTCATCGAAGACCGGAATCCACTCATCTGGAGGAAGCTCCGGGACTGCCTCGCGGAGGCGAAAGCCCATTCCAAAACCTTCGTAATCCTCGGGTGCCGTCTGGCGCTCCCTCCCGAACTTGAGAAAGAAATCACGGTGCTGGATTTCACTCTTCCAGATCGCGAACAGCTCAAAAACATCCTCCATGCCCTGGTAAAGGATAACAATCTCGGCGAAGGCTGCGTGCAGGACGAAAAAGCCATCGCCGACGCCGCCACCGGCCTCACCACCGGGGAGGCGGAACAGGCATTCGCTCTCTCGGTAGTCGAAACCCGCCACATTGCAAAGGACATTGTCTACCGGGAGAAGTGCCAGACCGTCCGCAAGAACGGATTGCTTGAAATCATCGACTCCAAAGTCACACTCGCCGACATCGGCGGACTCGAGAACCTCAAAAAATGGCTTCTGGAACGTCGCGACGCCTTCGGCGACGCCGCACGCAGCTACGGCCTGCCCGTCCCCCGCGGATTCCTGACCGTCGGGCAGCCCGGCACCGGAAAATCCCTTACCGCAAAGGCGTGCCGCAGCGTATTCGGAGTTCCATTACTCCGTCTCGACGCGGCACGGCTGTTCGGGTCGCTCGTCGGCCAGTCCGAGCAGAACTGGCGAACTGCCCATGCCACAGCCAAGGCCATGGCGCCCTGCATCCTCTGGATCGACGAAGCCGACGGGGCGTTCAGTGGCTCCGGGTCTTCCGGCCAGACTGACGGCGGCACGACGGCACGAGTCATCAAGTCTATCCTGCAAGACATGCAGGACGGATCGGAAGGCATCTTCTACGTCCTGACGGCGAACGACGTCGACAACCTCCCCTCCCCTCTTCTCCGGCGCATGGACGAAGTCTGGAACGTCGAACTGCCGACGGGGCCTGAGCGCGAGGCGATCTGGCGAATCCAGATCGCAAAGGTTGGCCGGAATCCGGACAGCTTCAACCTCGCCCGGCTTGCCGCGAGTTCCGACGGCTATAGCGGCGCCGAAATCGAGAAAGTGGTGAGTCAGGCGCTGTATCGTGCTTTTGCTGACGGCCATCGCGAACCCGTCACGGAAGATGTCTTCGCAATCATCGAAGACTTCCTGCCGCTGTCGAAGACGATGGCGACCGACATCGAACGCCGCCGAAAACGTCTGGAAGGTGTCGCCAAACCCGCGAACGGTGAAGTCAAGGTGAACGTAGCGAAACCGGTGCGTAAGATCACCGCCATCGGGAAGAACTGACGACATGAGTAACTTCACCGTATCCGTATGTCCGGATACCCTCCGAACATTCCTCTGTAGGGAGGGTCGCGACAACAACGTTGCGGAGGTGTTCGACCATGACGGCATTGCCGCCTACGATCAGGCCGTCGCTATCGCCCATGCAGTCAACAACCACGACACGCTCGTAAAGGCGTTGTCAGAACTTCTTCATTCGGACCCCAACGTGGATCTCGCAACTGACGACGACCTCGAGGCCGCGACCGACGACTCAAAAGCTGACAGGATCGTCCGGGAGCAAGCCCGGGCCGTTCTCAAAGCCCGCAACGCACTCCGAAGGACCTCTTCGGTATGAACCTCGAAGACCTGCTAAACGCACTTGCCGACATTGAAGGTAACGACGGAGAAATCGCCGGCCTTCAGGATCTCGCCCATACCCTATGGGAACATCTCCCGGAAGAACAGCGAATCGAAACGGCTCAACTGTTTGAGGGTATTCTACAGGACGCTAAAAATACGCAATTCTAGTCATGAGTCTCGAAGACAGAATAAAGAAACGCATTCTCGATATGCAATCATGCGACAAGAACGGGCTCATCCTTGATCTCGTCGAGATCCTGTATCGGAACCCGGATACAGGACGTATTGACCGCAGAAACGAATGGAGCCAGAGTACAATCGAACGCATCGCTGACCGCCTTGATACCGATCTGCACGCCAGGGACTGAGAATATGAAAATACCCCTTTCACCGGTTCACTCTGCCGGAAACTCCGACGATGACCGGACTGTCCGAATCGATCTCGGCGACGCAAGCATTGCGCTGTTCCCGCTCGATGAGCAGGAAACAAACTTCATACGAATATTCTTCGATACCTCGTTTGACCGGTACGCCAGCTATGTTATCGGAGATCGGGATCTTATCACCGAGACGCTGTCCGAAGATTTCAATGATCGTCCGATTCCAATCCTTCGGTTCCCAGTCGAGGAGAAGTCGCTCCTGGTAGAATGGGGGTTCGGGGAAATCGTCAAACGGATAGGGTGAATAGAAATATCCGATTATCGTAATAAATCGCAATAATTTTAGTATGCCTATTCCCGCAGGATTCAAACCCATGCTCGCCGCCTCGATTCGCACAGAGAAAGGCGAATCCCTCGAACAACTGATATTCCCGCTCCTTGCGACACCCAAAATCGACGGTATCCGCTGCCTCGTAATCGACGGTGTGGCGATGTCCCGTTCCCTCAAGCCGATCCCGAACCGGTTTATCCAGTCAATGCTTGGTCACCGCGAGTTCGATGGCCTCGACGGCGAATTGATCGTCGGGAACACATTCCAGGATGCGACTTCGGGCATCATGTCGGAGGACGGGCAGCCGGACTTCCGGTTCACCGTGTTTGATCTCTGGAATCGCCCGGAACTCACCTATGCCGACCGCTGCAAAGCACTGGTAAACTCGAACGATCTCAGTCATGATCGTATCCAGATTCTCGATCCGGTCGAATGTCGTGACGTCCTGGAACTCGGGGACTATACTGAGCAATTTCTCGCCGCCGGATACGAGGGAGCGATGGTCCGCCGGGCATTCAGTCCGTACAAACATGGACGCGCCACCTTCCGCGAAGGCTATCTCACAAAGGTGAAGCCCTTCGTGGACGACGAAGCTGTCGTTGTCGGATTCGAGGAACAGATGCACAACGCCAATGAGGCGAAGACAAACGCCCTTGGCCGTACAGAACGATCCTCCCACAAGGGCAACCTCGTCGGCAAAGACACTCTCGGCGCTCTTATCGTCGAGCACCCGAAATTCGGTCGATTCAATATCGGCACCGGCTTCACCGATGCGGTGAGGGTCGGCGTCTGGCTTAGCCGTCCGGGTCTCCTCGGGCGGGTAGTGAAATTCAAATACCAAGCCATCGGCACCAAGGACAAACCGCGCATCCCCGTGTACCTCGGGTGGCGCGATCCAAGGGACACCTGAGCATGCCAGCTACTACACAAGCCTACGAGGCCACCAACAAGGGCGGCATAACGATCACCATTCTGGCGCTCAACCCGGAGGACGCCGCGCAAATTGCGGTCGAACCCGGCCACGTCCGCCGCCTGGGCAACGTGAAGGTCAGGCCGAAACCTCCCCGGATCGACGGCCATCAGCACCCGTCCCTCGAAGCCCTGATGTCCGCGGGCGCACGGGGCGGCGTGAACTGGTGTTTCTGGCGACTGACCCTGTCCGAAATCATCGCGGCCAAAATGTCCGGGCAAAAACCAGACCTCCACGAAGGCTGGGAGCTTACATCCCCGGCAAAACCGCTATGAGCTTACTCTCCGCGTTCAAATCAACACTCGCCTGCGCGTTCATCGAAAAACAACTAACCAAGCTCGGTGAACCCTATGGCGTCCTCGGTGTTCGGCATCTCGCCATCAAGCCCGATTTCCGGTTTGCTGTTGCCGTGGTTCTGGACGGGGACGCAGACCTCCGTGTCTGGGGTCGGATTCGGTTCGATAACGACAGCCGGGCCTTCATCGAGACGCTGAACACTGACCGTGCGTGGCTCACTCTTCTTGCCAACTCTCTACCGTTTCTCCGAAACCCTCTGCCCCTGACACCGGAACAGACCGCGCAGCTCCGGGGCCTTTGGCCGTGACCGATGCTGACATCACACTCCTTCGTCGTACCGTACAGGCCAGTTCGCCCGAAACCGGCGAGATCTGCTGGAGTCCGGATGAATACACCGCTCGTAAAGTTATCGGTATTGGTCGTCCCCTGACGACCGGCGGACTGTTCGAGGATGAACCCGAACCGAGCGAGTGCGCCTTTTTCGCCAACGGTGAATATGTAGCTCTCTACAATACCGAACTCGACGACTTCGCCGTGGTGAAACGCTTTTCGTTATGCCACTGCCAACCGACAAGGTTCTAGTCTCACGCACATTCCGTCAATGCGCCACCGACCCTTCCGGCGTCGTTTACCATACCAACATGTTCGCTCAAGGAAGCGGACTGTGGGTGTTTGAAATCGTTCGCGGATCGGAATCGCTCGAATGTATTCTGGCCGCGCCATCCGTGCCAGAAGCACAAGAGGCGCTGAAGCGTGGTCCCGTGTTCCACGGGATGCCAAGCCTTGCGGTAGGGTCGAAGAAATTCCGGTGGTCCTACGATCAGTTCGGAGACTGCGTCTTCAGCATGCTGAAATCGGGGGCATACCGCGACGCTGGCGCCAAGGAGTGGGGAACTGACGACGTATTTCTGGACTGCATAGACGAAATACGCCGCATCATCGGGATTCCAATAACCGTAGAGAAAGCGCGTATCGTTCCTTCGAATACTTTCGGCAAATCGGTTCGTAAGCTGATTCTGTGAATCCGCCGCGCAAGATCATACTTCCCGTCCACACGGACGGGCAAAACAAACCATGAGCACCATCGACACGTCAAAGTGGGTTGTCGTCGACACCCCGCTCCCGCCGCGTCGCAGCGCCGCCGTGCAGGCCGCTTACGACTTCTTCTGGAAGCTCGAACTCGGCAAATCTGCCCTCATCCCCAAGGACGAGGCCGGAACGGCACGCAACGCTGCGGCTCAACTGAAACGCGACTCCGAAGGCAACTCCGAAGTCCGCTTCCGCGACGAGGGCGACGGCGCTCACATCCGCGCAACCAAAATCAAGGACTACACGCCCGAACAAAAGGCGTCCCTTGAGGCCGGCCAACCGTTGCCCGAATCCGAAACGTCGGAAGACGACGCCCCCGGATCGGAGTAGCGACAGCGCGGATACGACAACCCGGCCCGCACCCGTCCTTGGGTGCGGGCCTTCTATTTCCCAAAACATGGCGAACACTAAAATCTCACCCGAGGTTGCTGACGTACTGCGTCGGTCGACCATCACCGATAACGTACTCGTCCTTCCTCCCGGGCAGCTACCACGACCGCTTTACGAGGCCGTCGACAAAATACTCAAAAATGCCGGAGGCAAATGGAAGCGCGGAACCGGTCACGTATTTACGTCCGACCCGAGACCGAAACTTGAACGGGCTCTCGAAACCGGCATCGGCGTCGACGAGAAAAAGCAACTCCAGGCCTTCTATACACCGGCGAAGGTCGCAGCTCGTGTTGTCGGGTTAGCGGAGGTATACGGACTGACCGTACTGGAACCGAGTTGCGGTGAGGGCGCCCTCATAAAAGAATGCGTGTCGCAAGGCGCACACTACGTTCATGGCGTTGAGATAAGCCCGGGTGCAGGGCGCATCGCTGTCGAAAACCTCTACGATGCCGACAACGTCTGCATCACCGGACGGGATTTCTTCGATTGCGGACTCTCCGAACTTGGCCTGTACGACCGAATCGTCATGAACCCACCCTTCGCGAAGGGGCAGGATCTGAAGCATATCGAATACGCTCTCAGGTTCCTCAAACCTGGTGGCCGGCTGGTATCGATCGTTTCACCGATGACTCCGGAGAAACCGAAATTCTGGCGGCGGATGAGCGCACTCGGCGTCCACTGCTACGATCCCGTCCGCCTCGAGCCAGACCTGTTCAAGGAATCCGGCACACGTATCGCAACCGCAATCGTCATCATCGACAAACTGTGAAACCGAAACCCGACCGCGGCCCATGGATTCAAACCTTCACCGGCCGTCAGTTCTTCCCACTCGACCCGGACCCGCTCGAAATCGACATCGAGGACATTGCCCATGCGCTTGCCCTCCAATGCCGGTTCGGCGGTCACTCGAGGGCCTTCTACTCTGTCGCACAGCACAGCGTGTTTGTCGCGGACATGTGCCCGCCACACCTGAAGCTGACAGGGTTGCTGCATGACGCAACGGAGGCGTACCTCATCGACCTGCCGCGCCCGATAAAACAGGCTATCCCGGAGTACCGGCGGATCGAAGACAAACTGGCTGAGGTCATCGCCAAGCGATTCACTCCGCATCCGACTTGTCCGATTCAGTTCCATCACCCATTCATCAAGGTCGCGGACAAAATCGCCCTCGCAACCGAGGCCCGCGATCTGCTTGGCAAGCCGCCTGCCCCGTGGGGTGACGGCGTCGATCCTTCACCCGTCCATATTGAACCGTGGGACTCCCTGAAATCGGAATACGAATTTCTCCGGAGATTCCGCGAATGCACCAAACCGTGAATCCATGCACGTTCCAACCGAGGATAAACCGCGGGTGCTGTACCGAGGTATAATCGCCGGGATCGGGTACCACTACTTCCGTTTTCGTCCCGACCGGCTACAAAGGTACGACATTGTCGCACTCGTCCCCGAGCCGGCGAACCCCCACGACCGGAACGCAATCCGCGTCGACACCCCGGACGGCAAAAAGATCGGGTACATTCCAAGGAACCACACCCGTCCAATTCACGAGGCACTCAAAAACAGATCGCGAATAGGAACAGAAATAAAAGTTGTCTGCAAAGCGCCGGGCCTCGGCGGAACGCCAAACTCCTACCTGATTGAAATCGTGGTACGGACAATTCCGCACCCGAAACCGGCAGCCAGAAAATTCGGCAAAGCTCCGCGAAAAATTCTGCTCTGAGCCAGAAATCGAATCTGAAAATCATGCCAAAATTTATCCACCTTAGGGACAACTTGGTCATCAATGCGGACAGCATCTCAGCGATCGTTTTCCGCGAATCGGGGCCTTGTCTCGAAATATGCCAATCTCCGAACGATGAACGGTATCTGTTTCAGGACAAGGTTCGGGCTCTGCGTTTTCTGGAGGAACTCCAGCTCGATACGCTGAGGTTTCTGGTCGCAGGGAAGTGGCAGGTCAGATGAGAATGCCTTTTTGAGACCTGTCACAGAGGGGGAACGGGGTGGAGACCCTGCGAAGGAATTTTTGCTAAAAAGAGATTCCTTACCCTATGGTGGAAGCTATTTTACAAACGTAAATTTTATAAAGCATTAAACATGCCAATTTCTATAAGTCGTTGATAATGCACACTCAACTACCAACAACTTACAACGCTTTCTGTAACAAATCCGCACTATGAACCTGAAATATATTCAGACGAAGCACTATCAATGGCTTGAGTCAGTGGGCTGGGCGCACGCTTCGACCCCGCTCGAACAGGTTGCGCTCATCGCCTCCGAGATCGGCGAAGCCGCCAACGAGCTTCGCGGACCGGAACCGACAGCCAGGCTCGGCTCCGAACTGGCCGACATCATCCTTCGCACGCTCGGCCTCGCGGAACGCCTCGGCATCGACATGGAGACAGAGATCAAGGCCAAAATGGACGCAAATGCCAAACGCGGCACGAAAGGACGCCTGAAATGATCCTCAATCCGGAGTCGCATTTCGGGCTCAAAGAGACAATCGCCCTCCTCCTCTCGCTGGAAAAACCAAAAAGACGCTCGGTTATCGTTCGAGAAATCGGCTCGGAGTTGGCCTCGCGGCTAGAACGGGCAAATTCGCTCGGAAATTCGCTCGCAGACAAATCAAGAAAAGCCTGCGAAGGGTGGTGCAACGGAGATTTTCACCTCGCCGGAACCGAGTACGCAAAGGCCAACTTGGCGCTGGTTATCTCCCAACATCCTGTTTACGTGGACCATAACGATGCGATCCTGCTCCCGCCTCCGTCAGTAATGGAATTGATACGTTTACGCTTACACCTTTTACGCTAGGTTTCGCCTCCTCTCCTTTCCCTATATATATTATATTTTATTTACTCCGAAGAACAAGAAACTAGGCGTAAAAGGCGTAAAGGTGTAAAATGCACCTGAATCTCAATAATCCACTGTGCTGACCTCCGTAGAACTTCACCACCTTTCCGTCCAAGCCCGCAACTGGCTCGAGAATCAATCCCTCGTGCCCTCGTCCTGGGGCAAACTCCCTGATTTCCCCGAGTCCGCCGACCTGCCGGTCTGGCTCGTCCCCGACGACCCGACCCTGCTTCTGGTTCAGCCCGATCCTGAACTGCGTGCCCGTACCTACCGTCGGCGCTACGACCCCGACGAGAAGTCAGCCTGGGTCTTCGTACCCGGAACGGAAAACAGGGTCTGGCTCGTCAACGCAAAGCGCCTTCCTGCCCCGTCCAACTGACCGACAGCATCCCTCCCTTCCCGCGTACAGCCCTGGCCTGCCCGGCCAGGGCTTTTTGCATCCCGCACATGAAGACCCGCGACACTTCCTGGAAACCTTGTCGATGGCCTTACAACGACTCGGAATTCTTTGCCTCCTGGCAATGCTACGAGCGAAAGTTTGGTCGAGGCAGGGTTATCCTTCACCCCTCCGTCTTCGGGAAAGGTCAGTGGGCTTACGTCGCATCGTTTGGCGCGAACAGCCCAAAATCGTTCTCAGGCGGGTTCCCCGACGGCTTTACCCTTGAACAGGCCAAGGCCAAAATTCAGCAAATATTTTTAGCCGGGAAATTTTGATGTCAGACCATGCCCACGATTCTTGAGGCTTTGCGCCGCACCGGCCGCACCACGCGCATGCTGGATGCGGCCGTACAGGCTTGCACCGATCCGCCGTTCCCGACTTTTCGGGTGCCCACGGTCTACGTGGGTAGCCATGAGGAGAAGCGCCGGATTTCTCGGCTGCTTGAGCAGGCAGGGGTGCCTTCCTTGAACGTTCGTGAAGGCGTCCGCGTCGCCGAATGGGGCCGGGCGGACAACGAATTGACCCGTGACCTGACCGAAGCGATGGGAAACTCGCCGAGCATGTTCTTTGACCATTACGCTCTCGAACGGCGTTTTGGTCCGGTTTTCGATCTCTACCACCGTTACGATCCGCCGGCGGACTCGCTTCTGCCGAAGGATACCCTCCTCAAGCCATGCCCACGCCCCGAACGCCCGGTTCGAAAACTGTTCCTGCCGTAAGGGAGAAGCCCTCCAGACTGGACCGTCAGGTACATGGTGCGGTGCGCCAGATTCTCTACAACGAGATCGGGTACGGTCCAGACAAGCTGCGGCGTTTCCTGTCACGCGCCATCGAGGCCGAAGTTCGGCGGAAAGTGGCCGGCGCCGGCAGTTCGATCACCCAGACGGTGGAAACCAGGGTTCGCAGTACGCTCGACGGGCTATCCGCGGATCTCGAGAGATTCAAGGCCGAGTCGATCCGGACGCGGGATGAGGTCTGCGAGTATATCCGCACAATGGGCGAGGATGCCCGGGCGACTGCCGAGGCCCGCTTGACTCAGGCGGTTACCGCCACCAACATCGAACTCCTCGCCCGGGAAGCCGTGGAACGATACATCCTCGAGCATCAGGTCGATTTCAAGGCTCTGCGGGAGCGCATTCAGGCCGTTCTGGAGGAAACTGCCGCCCGGGAGATTAAGGCATTCCTCGACGCCAATTTCAGGATCGAGGTCAAGACCACACCCGGGCGCAAGATACTCCTGCCACCGTAATATTTTAAGGACTACACCATGACTAAACTGGACTGCCAGGTACACGGCGCCAGGTTAACCAACGACCGTGTTGCCGCGATCAGGAGATCTCAAGCCCGGTGGGTGGAACTTGCCGAGGAGGCGGAACGATGGGCGTCTTTCGTCGAGGAACGCCGAGCGGCCGGCGTCGAGATGATGGACTCGCCGGACGTGCTCCGGAACCAGGCCGAGACCTATCGGCGCGTTGTCCGCGCCTACGCCCTCGAACTCGAGGTCGGCAAGGCGCACTGTGCATGCTGCCTCAAACCGTTCAGCGAGCGCCATTCCTCCGGCCTCTACCCCTAACACACCCGATTCTGTCGACCCGGATTCGTGTATCCGCGATAACAACACCAAATACCATGACCGAAGAACAAGAAGACCAATTCCGCCTTCGCAAAGCCGACGACTTCGTCACCCACTGCCGGGAATCCGAGAACCAGGCCCGGCTTGAACTTGCCCGTGCCGTCGAGCTGACCCGGCGGGCGAAGGAGAAATACGAGACGCTCTTCATGGAATGCGAACGCCGGGCGCGACTCCGCAGCAGAACCTTGAATGCCCAACTCCGATGAAATCACCCGAATACTGGTCTGAGAAAATCTACCGCGAATGCCCATCCCACGTGATGGGAAGGTCATTGGTGAAACCTGAATTCATCGCCTCGATACAGGCCGACGCGAGGGTTGATCTGGAAAGAGTGTTGGAGGAAATCCGCGGCCTCATGGCGAGCGCCTACGGCATATCGTCTTTCCACTCTCAAGTTCGAAGGATAGCAGAGGCCGCTTTGGCTAAAAGTCACGAATGACGCCGCCGACGCAATATTCGAGGAGGTCCGACAGATCGGATATTCCGGCCGGGGCAACACCCCGGACGGCGACGACAGCGGACGCGCAGTAATTATACACCCGATACAACAATGATTGAATGGATTAAAAACTGTCAGGTCAACGGGACTCTGGCCCTCCTTACCTACTGGATGCCGCTCGCCGTTTGTTCCACGGTCTACACCTTCCGTCTCGTCAAAAAGTATGGTGAGGACTTGAAGAAGTCCTGCGAGAGCTACTATCGCCCGACGCTCACGGTTGGCATGATTGTCGGTCACCTGCTCCTCGCCACGATGCCCGTGGTGAACCTCGTTGCGGCGGTCTTCGACTGCTCCGCGAGCGTGTTCTGCTGGTTCGGCCGCGTGCTCGACATCCCCGTCGTGCGCAAACGCAAGTCCCCATGAGAACAGATCAACAGATCGTCGACCAAACCAACGAACTCGCCCGGCGGCTCTATGCGCTGAGGGGATATACGGTCAAGGGGATCAACTATCGCTTTGACCGAGCGATACACCCGCACGAGGTAGAAGCCTGGCAGGGGGCTTGCGAGGCGCAAAGGGTCCTCACCGACACCGATCCGCAAGACTCCCTCGATAATCTTGCCGATGGCTAACACCGGAAACCAGCCGGCGAAGCTCGGCTGAGGAGACCTGGTTAGACTTTCTGAATACAAAAATGAAAACAAAACAAAGACCACCGGCTGAGATTGCCGATGAACAGGAAATGCTCGCGCAGAGTTGCGCGGATGTGGGAGATCAGGAGACCGCGGCGGAATATATGGAGATTGCTCGGGCGATTCGCGCTCTGCTCAAAGAGCGCGACACCTTGATCGAGTCGGTTTCCGAAATGGTGAAAGCAATGGAGCTATACGAGATGGAGGTCGAGGAGTCACCTCCCTACAAGCATCGACAGATGATGGCCCGGGCTCGCGCCCTGCTTTCGCCTAACACCCCAGCGCAGCCGCCGAAGGTCGGCTGAGGCGTCTGGTTCAACCCTTTTGTATCCTATGAAATACTACATTGCATCAAAACTCGAAAACCACGCCGCGCATAATCGCTTGCGCGACTCGCTAACGGCAATCGGCCATACGATCACCTATGACTGGACGCACCACGGCGCTGTCTATCGCCACGGCTTGGAGCGCATCCGGGAAGTCGCCAAACTCGAAACGCTTGGCGTGCTCAACGCAGACGTGGTGATCGTACTTTGGCCGGGCGGAAGAGGCACACACACCGAGCTTGGTATGGCCCTTGGTGCCGGGAAGCCGGTCATATTTATCAGCGATGATGAACGGCATCATCAGGCCACCACGGAGACGTGTGCCTTCTATCATCACCCATTGGTAACTCGCGGGCGGACAGTCGCAGAAGTGCCCGCGCTACTCGACAGGTTGAACACCACAGATCACGAATCGCCGAGGCACGGCGGCGATTCCAATTAAAACGAAACCGGCGATTTCGTGCATCGCATTGTTCGGAGAACCTCATGCAAACAACAACAGATCAAGTCAGACAAATCCTGATGAATGAACTCGGATTGAGCCGCGAAAGCGTGCGCCAGTTGGTCGAGCAGATCGTTACCGAGACGGTAAATAAGCACATGACCACTTTGGAAACGAGCGGGGCGCTTGCCCGCATCACTGAGGACGCTTTCCACCGCCTGTATCGCGATCCCAAGACTGGCTACGCTAATTTCAAGAGCCTCGTCCAGGACGCAGCCATGACCGCAGCCAAGGTATTCGTGGGAGAAAACATCCGTATTTCTCCGGTGACGCCGAAGAGTTAATTGCCAAAACGCGAGGCGGAACGCCTGCTTGGACGGAGGCTCAAACACCCGTCAATTTCGCGATCTCTGCCTTTGTAAGCCGGTTTGCTGCGTGGAACAGTTCCGGGTGCTCCCGTATATCCAGGATGTGCTCGGCGCATGCCTGCACATAGGCACTTCGGTCCAGACCCAGCTTGGCCCGGTGGGCCTCGATGAGGTTCAGCACGTCGGCATCCCAGTTGATGCTGCGGGGAATTTTGGTCCGGTCGGACTTCCGCGGATCGGGAGTCGTGAAAAACCGGGCCTTCGTGTGCGGCGTTCGCTTCGTTTTCTTTTTGGTAACACTCATCTTCTGGAGTTAGCTTTGTTACACCGTAACAAATTGCAATAACAAACTGAAATTTACTGTAACAAAACGTAATAAAATACATTGTCCCGACCATGCCCAACACGGAAAAAACTCTCCGGCGAACCACCATCCCCAAAAGTGTGAGCTGGGACCCGGATACTCTCGCTCGTTGTGAGCGCGCCTCGTTCAAGGCGGACCTGGACCTCAGCCCCTGGCTGATGAATGGCATTCGCACCAAAATTTTCGGCCTTGCTCCGCTGAAGCGCCGCCGTCGCCCGTACCGCAAGGCCGGCCAAACCCCCAACGCCACCACATGATCACCGTCGGCATCGATAACGGCAGCACCGGGTCAATCGGCATCCTTCGGGACAGCCAGTGCGTCCATTTCGGCCCGGTACCCGTGCAGGATTACCTGCATTACGGAAAGAAAGGCAGCATCGGGAAGCGTCTGGACCGCGGCGCCTTGAGGGACCTGATATACCGGCACGTGTTTTTGCCGGTCGAAAGCGCCGCATTGCGCGACGGGGACGCGGCTGAAGCTGTCAGCGTCTTCATCGAACGGCCCTTCTCCGGCAGATTCGTCAATGCCGTGGTGCCCGCCCATCGTTTCTTCGAGGCCACGATTATCGTAATGGAAGACGTCGGCCTCGGATACGAGGTAATCGACTCCGGGGTGTGGCAAAAACCTGTTCTTGGCGCAGGCGTGACCGGCAGCGCCGACCTCAAGAAGGCCAGCCGTCTCCGTGGCATCCAGGTGTATCCACAGCTCACGGACGCCATCAAGAAGCACGGTGACGCCGACGGTCTCCTGATCGCTCACCATTTTCACCATCGAACCTGAAACCATGATCATCCATCACCCAGAACTCGCCAGGCCAACAAAGCGCATTAAATTCCGGAGATTCCGATACGTCGTCCACTGTTCCGGCGCCGTGGACTCCGAGGTCGTCATCGCTGCCGGGCATGTCGGCTCGCTTCCGAACGTTACCTTCCACGATGAAGACGGCAAGGTAATCCGCGCCTATACCGAAGTCACCCGCCTGGTGCGCGACGAGGCCCCGCTCCCGGAACCCGAGCGGACTGCCGCGGAATACCTCGAGGAAATCAAGGCTCTTGTGGACTCCCGGGAGGAGCTGATCCAGCAGCGTAACCAGGCACGAGACGAGATACAGGAGCTCCGGAGAGCTCTCCGATACGTCGCTGACCGCGCCGGGAATGTCCGGTTCGGGAGTTACCGCAATACTCTGGCCCGCGTCACCCGGATCGCAGCGAAAACTCTCACAGGTTACGACTTCGAATGCTTCCGCGACGGAAAAGCCTGAATGATCTCGCCGTCCGGCTGGGCGAACCGATACCGGTTTTTGACGGTTTCGACGGCGCCCTGATCGGGACGGCGGACGTACATGCCGGATGGACTCTCGCGACCCGGGCTGTGTACGACTACGAATCCCTGATCGGGATTCTCATGACGCGAGACCGGATGACGCGGGAAGAAGCCGAAATGCACTTTGATCTCAACGTTCACGGCACTGTTATCGACCGCGCTCCTGTCGTAGTTCGTTCCCTGTGACGCCCCTTTTTCGACTGAAATTATGAAAACGTTCCTGATACTATACATTGTCCTCGTTTCGATGAGCCTCCTTGCCCGCCTCGCTCTCCTGTCGTTCAATTCCGGGTATCCACGTACGACGAAACACACACGTTTTGAGGATGTCCTCGCGGTTGTTCTTGGCTCCGGCGCGCTCGGTTGGGCAGTCTGGTTGCTCGTGAACTATCACGGCTGATTGGCGTTCCGACCATGGACCCGTTCGTCACCTCCACGACCAAACCCCGGCATATGTGCAAGGTGAAGGGGTGTCGACACCGGGTTACCGCTACCCAGCGACGCAAACAGGGCGGTTTTTGTCGTCGGTGCAAGGAGCTTCGCTACAAAGCGACCCATCCGTATACCTATACGCTCAACAAGCTCCGCAACAATGCCCGCCGTCGCGGTATCCCGTTCGACCTTACGCTGGAAGAATGGATCATGTTCTGCGACCTGACCGGTTACATGACCGTTTCCGGGCGATTCGCCGACAATCTTTCCGTCGACCGGATTGATCCAAAACGCGGATACACTCTCGACAATATCCGTGCCGTGACCGTGAGCATGAATGCCCGCTACGTCCATGTGCAGGCCAAGCTGGATCGACTCGTCCGCTTCCACGACGCCGTTGCCCGGAGAATAGCCCAACTCCAGAGCCAGATTGCCGCCGCCTGATGCCCACCCTCCCGCAAATGAGCAAACTGACTCCGCAACAGATCGATCGCGCCCTCAACATCGGCGAAAAAGTCGTCGACCTCGCCGTCGACGTATGGCGCACCCGCAAGAAGCGGGTTCAGGAGAAACCCGTCCGTAATAAATCGCAACAATTTCTGAGAAAATGAAAACCCTCGTTCGCGCAACATTGTCTAAAGCTGCCGAGACCCTCGTCGGGCATGGAGGAGTTCGCAACCGGCATTTCAGCCGGGCCGCAGGTATTACCGGGAAACGCGCCCGTAAATTTCTAAAACAGGCGCGGCGTACTCTCCGGGAACGTACACCTGCCGTCGGCACCCTCAAGGAAGCAAAGTCATGATTGCAGCCCTCTCCTCCGAGGAAATCCTCCTGATCAAGTACGCCATCGGTGCGATCCTTCCGGTGATCGTCCTGCTGGCGATCGTACGTAACTGATGAAGTCGTTGCGGTACAATGCAGATTTGTTCGCACTCCGGGACGACAAGGCGCTCGCCCGTGCAAACGAATGCGCCCTTCGCGTCGGCACCGAGGAGGCCCGCCGGCTCCTGGCCGCTATCCGCACCCGTCACCGCATCCGCGATCTGAGTCTTCGCTAACCATGTCAGTAAGTCTTTATGATTGGCAGGAGCCTTCCGCCCTGACGCTACAGCAATCGCTACTCAGCCACAACGTGGCGGCGGACGGTAGCGAAATGGGCTGCCACGCCCGAGGGGCGTTAATCTTGATGTATGACGGGGCACTGAAACGGGTGGAAGATGTGACTGTCGGGGACGCTCTCATGGGGTGGGACAATACGCCCCGATACGTAGTGTCCCTCGCACGTGGCAGGTCGGCCATGGCCCGCATTTGCCCTACGAAGGGTGAACCGTTCGTGGTCAATTGTGACCATATGTTGACGTTGGTCCAGACCAACACATCCCTGTGCCGTTCGATGCCCAGGCACAACGGCCGGATCGTGGATGTTTCGGTCAAGGACTATCTGACGTGGAGTCGGGAGTGGAAAACGCTGCATCTGCTCTTCCGGGTAGGAGTGGAGCTTCCGGAACAAGACCTCCCCGTAGACCCGTATTTTTTGGGGGTTCTGTTGGGAGACGGGTCATTCCGGGGCTATTACGCTCAGGTTTCAAAACCTGACCCTGAACTCGAGGAGTACCTTCAGATGCTCGGGATTCCGTTTACCCGGACGCAGACGGGAAATCGTTGCCCCAATTTCTATTTGAAATCCCCTCCCCTGCATCACGCATTGGCTCATCTCGGACTGTGGGGAAAGCTGTCCGGGGAGCGGTTCATCCCGGACGTGTACCGCCGAAGTTCGCGGCATCAACGACTGGCTCTTCTGGCCGGACTTCTGGATACTGATGGGCATCTCACGCATACGGGCGGGTACGATTACGTTTCACAGTCCAAAGACCTTGCAACTGATGCGGCGTTTGTCGCCCGCAGTCTGGGACTAGCCGCGTACGTCCGACCCTGCTGGAAACGGGCCCAGACGGGGAATGGAGGTATCTATTACCGCGTTTCAATTTCCGGGGATTGTGCCGTAATCCCTTGCCGCATACCTCGGAAGAAAGCGTTACCTCGAGCCCAGAAAAAATCGGTGCTTCGGACTAGCTTCACTGTGGAGTCGTTGCCTGAAGACGATTTTTTCGGGTTTTCTCTTACGGGCGATGGCAGGTATCTGATGGGAGACTTTACCGTAACCCATAATACTGGCAAGACGATCAAGGCGTGTGTCGTCGCCAAGCGCCTCGGTCGCCCGCTTTTCGTGGCATGCCCCAAGTCGGTTATCCCCGACTGGCTGGATTGGGCTGAACGGGTTGGCGTACCCTGCATCGCGGCCAATTATGACCGTATCCGCGCAGGCAAGACGCCGTACGGAGAATGGCAAACCAAGGGGAAGCTGTTCCAGTGGACGCTGCCGCCGGACACGCTTCTTGTTTTCGATGAAGCCCACCGTCTTGGCGGAATCGACACGCAGCAGAGCCGTCTTCTGGTAGCGGCGAAGAATCAGGGGTACACACACCTGCTCCTCTCCGGCACCCTTATTGAAAATCCTCTCAAGTGTCGGGCTATCGGGTACTCGCTTGGACAGCACACCCTGCTCAATTTCTGGCAATGGGCGAAACGACATGGAGTTCGTGAAGGCGTATTCGGGATGGAGTTCCGTCCGAAGAACGAGACCCCTGCCCAGGTCATGGAACGGATTCGTGCCGCCCTTGGCGACCGGTTTACCCGCATCCGCAAAGCCGACGTGCCCGGCTTCCCCGTAAAGCAGGTGATTCCGGTATACGTCCAGACCGACGATATGCCGGAGGACGAGACCCTCGACGGAGGGCGCTACGGGTACGCAGCCCGCATGCACGTGGAATTGCTGAAGGTGCCTGGCCTCGTCGACCGGACCCGCGATCTTGTCGATCAGGGGCAAAGCGTGGCCGTTTTTGTCAACTACCTCGATACGCTGAACGCCCTCCTCAAGGAGCTTCCCGACGCGGCGGTCATACGGGGTGGTCAGAGCTCCACCGAACGCAGCCGGAACATCGACATGTTCCAGACCAACGCCCGGCACGTCGTGCTGGTCATGATGCAGGCAGGCGGCACCGGGGTGAGTCTCCACGACCTGCACGGGCGACCGCGCTCCTCCATTATCTGCCCGGGCAACTCGGCGCTCGATTTCCTGCAAGCCGTCGACCGCATTCACCGCGCCGGGGCCAGATCGCCCGCCACCGTCTACGTAGCTCTTGCGAGCGGCGTGCCTGTCGAGCGTCGAATCCGTCACCGGATCGAGAGCAAACTGACGAACTTGTCGGCCTTGAATGACGCCGACTTTGAGAACTTTCAACCCACAACAAAAAATGCCGGAACCTGCTGTAATAAATCGAAACAAATTGCAACCGCTGTCGCTGCTGGACCTGTATCTGAAAGTTCAGGAACTTCTTCGCCAGAAGAGCCCTGCGTATCCGACCAATGTCCTGTCGGTGGAGCTGGATACGCATACGGACCCGGAGGGGCGGGCGCAGGTGACGGTGGAGACCCTGACGGAGCACGAGCTTCAGGCGGACATTGCTGTTCTGGTGGACCCGGCGCCGAATCCGCCGTCCAATCCACAACCGGCGCCATCGCCGGTTGTGGCTCCCAAACAGCGTCAGCCACGGGTTTCGAGCATTCGGGCGGCAGTGGAGAAGGGAGGGAACCAGACATGGTAAGGATTCTCGTCCCCCCTCCCCCGTCCGAACCGATCCCGGCCCAGCCTGCGGAAGTGCCGGGGGCGACCGGCAACCACAAGGTGCGCACCCATGCCCGGTGCAGTCCGTCCAAACTCAAAAACCTCGAGATTTGCCCCAGCTACGAAGGGGACGACGAAGCACCTGTCCATCCCGTCACCCTTCGCGGCACGGCGATGCACGAAGCCCTGGAGACCGGTGACAACAGTCACCTCCTCGACGACGAGGAATTGCGCCTCGTCACCATGTGTCGCGAGTTTCTTGCCGAGGAAGTCGCCGCCGCCGAGACCGTCATCGACGAACAGCACCTCAAGACCCACGACAAGGATGTTCAGGGTTTTGTGGACAAGCTCCTCATCTTCCCGAAAAACCCGACGACCGGGCGACGGAAGGCGAAAATCCGGGACTTCAAGATGGGCTGGAACGCGGTCGACACTCCGGATCAGAACCCGCAGGCGATCGCCTATACTCTGGCGGTCTTCCTCCAGTGGGAAGACGTTGACGAGGTTGATTTCGCCTTCCTGATCCCGCGTCTCGACCTGGTCCTTCAGCATACGTTCACCCGGGCGGATGTGCCGGCCCTCAGACTCCGCGTCAGCCTGATTGCCGACCGTGTGCGCAAGCTCGCGGGCAAGGAGTTCAATCCCGTCAACGAGAATTGCCTGTACTGCGGTCGCAAAGCCACCTGCCGCCCATGTATCGACAAGTCCCTGACGATCGCACGTGGGTATGACGATGGAAGCAAACTCCCCCTCCCTGCCACGCTTGATCCCTCCCAGCTAACCGATCCCCAGCAGATTGCCTACGGCCTCAATGCGGCCTCCGTGCTGGAGAGCTGGATTGAACAGATGCGCCGTCATGCGCTGCGCTTCCGTCAGGAGATCGGCGTCGAAGTCCCCGGCTATGATTACATCGAACGGCAGGCGAAACGTGAGATCGCCAATCCCGTCGGTGCCTGGGAAATCCTGAACAAGGAGTTCGGAGTTACCCAGGAGGAATACCTCTCTGCCTGCAAAGCGTCCATCACCCAGCTTGAGAAAGTGGTCAAGGACCACGCTCCGCACGGCGCGAAGGACAAAGCCGCCGAACGCTTCACCGACCGGCTTCTCGACGAGGGTTTCCTCACCCGGGGCGCGTCGTTTCACGTGCTGCAACGCAGCAAGAAAAAGAAGGCCCTGAAAGCGGCCTGATCCCTTTCCGATTCGTCGGATTCCTAAACAAATAACCGTAACAAAACGCAATAATATGCCAACTGTCATCTCGTTCAAGAAAACACCCGTCGCCGCTCCCGCCACTGCTGCCGCTGCGACTTCTGCACCGGCCGCGACTTCCGCGGCTGTGACTCCTGCTCCTGTTCAGGTGGTCGCTGCCGTTCCGGCGGCAGCCCAGCCTGTTCAGGCGACCCCGACAACGCCCCCGGCGACCACGGCCGTTGCTCCGGCCACCGAAACCGCTCTTGCCACTGAAGACCAGTACAACGGCCTCGGTGGATTCGAGGGCGAGTTCGATTCCTCGGAGATGCGCACCCCGTATCTCTCCATCGTCGGGAAGACGTCGAAGCTTTTCGATGAATTTCCCCAGTTCCTTGGGCAGTTCGTCTACAACAAGTCGGTCGCCCTCGGCGAGGAAATCCGTGTCGTCTTCGTCCGGGCTTCCAAGGTGTGGGTCGAGGATTTGCCCTTTGGGTCGGAAGTTGTCCCGCAGACGTTCAAGCGCATGGAAGATGCTCGCGCCGCCGGATTCCTCCCCACCCAGCTCAAGGAGCGCGCCGACCTCGACCTCCTCATCGAACTGGATCTTGATACCGAGGGTGTTGACGAAATCGCGGACCTCATCGTCGGCACCAAGGCGTATCTGCTCGCCCGCTACACTGTCCAGTCGACGGCGTACGGAAAGACAGTCCCGGTTCTGATGGCCGACACCCGCGGTTTCCTCAAAGGCAACCTGCTGAACGGGTTCTACAAGCTCTCTACCCTGAAGATCGAAGGGAAGAAGGGCACGTACTACACGCCCCAGCTGAAGACCGACGGTCCGACCTCGCCGGAGCTCCGCACCGAGATCGTGAACCGCTGCGCACCTGTCGCCGTTTGACGCGACCGGAATTCCGGAACGCGGGCGTGCCGAACTAAGGAGCGCCCTTCGGGAACTCATAGGCGTTTGTGGCGCCGGATACCGGCAATGCCCAACCCGACCGCCAGCGTCCGCGTTCCGTTTCCCCACCCATCCTGCAACCCGCCAATCATCGTCAATGGTAGCATTCACCACACCCAACTTTCCGCCGCCGGTCGAGACCTACGCGGTCGATTTTGAGACCACTTATCAGAAGAGGGTTCGGGATATTGCGATCCTCGGCACCGCCAGGTATGTCTCGCACCCGGAGACCAAGCTCTATCTTGTATCCATCCATGGCCTACGCCCTGACGGGTCTGTCCTGTCTTATTCCGGGCCGATCGAGCAAGCCCCGTGGCAGGAGATCGACGGCAGACACTGGGTGAGCCATAATGCGGCGTTTGACGCGACCGTCTTCATGGAAGCCGTCAGGCGCGGACAGATACCCGGCGGCGTCGCCCCCGTCGAATGGGATTGCACGGCAAATCTCGCCGTCTTCCTCGGCTCCGGCCGCAGTCTCGCTGCTGCTTGCGAGATGCTTCTTGGTGTCACGGTCGACAAGACTGTGCGCGACGAGATGAACGGCAAGACATGGGAGACCATGACGCCGGAGTTTCGTCAGGCCGCCATCGAGTATGCGGCAAAGGACGCTCTACGTTGCTGGGAGCTCTGGAATTTCTGGAGTGCCAAGTGGCCTGCGCAGGAGGTTGCCCTCAGTCGTCATACGATGGCGATGGCGCTGCGTGGCGTCGCTATCGACCTCAATTACGTGGAGGACGGTCTCCAGAAACTGAAGCAGGCCCTGTGGGCGTGCGAGCAACGCATTCCCTGGGTCGGGGAACTCGACGCCAAGGGCAAGGAAATCACTGTCGGCAGCCGGAAGGCACTTGCTGCTGCCTGTGTTGCTGCCGGCATCCCTCCTCCGGCCAGCACGGCCGACAAAAACGAGATATTCGATCGCTGGGCTGAGCAGTTCTCCGATCGGGCACCGTTCGTGCAGGCAGTAAAGGATCATCGCAGCATCAGTCGCACCATTGACCTCCTTCAGAAATTTCGCGATCGCACGATGGACGACGGCCGCATGCCCTACGGGTTGAAATACGGTGGTGCCCATACCCTGCGATGGAGCGGCGACACCGGACTTAACGTTCACAATTTCCCCCGCGACCCGCTGTGTTTCGATACCCAGTGGCAGAAATACAAGTACGAGGAGGGTACGGAGTATCACGCCCGGATTGATCCACGCGGGTGCATCTATCCTGCGCCCGGGAAGAAGTTCGTCATTGCCGATCTCAAGCAGATCGAGGCCCGCGTCACGCTCTGGTACGCCGAGGACTGGAACCAGCTTGAGCTCCTCCGGAACGGCATGGATGTGTACGAGGCGCATGCCCGTGCCACGATGGGTTACATCCGGCCGGAGCCACTGAAGGACTGGGTAAAGACTCCCGGCCTTTCGTTCGCGGAAGCCAACATGCGCCAGATCGCAAAGGCGCGTGTCCTGGGCCTCGGCTTCGGGATGGGAGCGCAACGCCTCATCGATTACGCGAAGACGACTATCGGCATTGTTCTGACCCCTGCGCAGGCGAAGGCCATTGTCGACGGGTTCCGTCGGGCAAATCCGGGAGTTGTCCGGTTCTGGAACCGGCTTCAGGTGGCGATGGAACGGCATGCGGCGAGCCCGCAACGTCACGAGCCTTTCGGTATCGAACTGCCAAGCTGGCGCAGTCTGGAGTATTACGATGTAAACACAGCTGTCGGCCTTCAGGCTCGCGACGAAATGGGCGGACGCATGACGCACTGGTTTGGCGGGAAGCTCGCTGAAAACGTCGTGCAGGCAACCGCCCGGGATATTCTGGGCGAAGCCATCCTGCGGATCGAAGCTGCCGGACATCCGGTTGTCATGCACGTGCATGACGAGGTGCTTGCCGAGGTCGACCTTCACGTGCCCTGCGAGGAGATCGAAGCCTTGATGACAGTTACACCCGAGTGGGCGCCCGGCCTGCCCGTGGGCAGCACGGTCGAGGAAGCTGACCGCTATTTCAAGTAACCGCAATAAAACGCAATAGAATGAATATCGACCTGTTTATCAGAGTACGTGATCTTAAGACAAATACCTCACGGCTTTTTCATCGACGAGCTGAGTATGCGTACCGGATCGACCGCGGAGATTTGGTTTCCCTGTACCCTTCGGGATTGTTTGTGCGGGTATCGCAGGTCAGCCACGATTGCGACGCCCGCACGGTATCCGTAGAGTTGGAAGACAGGTACTTTGAAAACTCGGGAAGAGCCTCCCGGAATGCAGATGACCTGCTCGCCAACGGTTGGGAGGAAGCGAAAGGGTGAAGTTCATCCTTCACCGATTCGTTGCGGCAACCTTTGCCCTGCTGCTGGTCACCGCCCTTGCTGACCCGACGCCGCTTGCGGGTAAAGCGTCGTGGTACGGCGAGGAGCACGCCGGCCGTCCGATGGCGAATGGCAAACCGTTCGATCCGGGCGCCCTCACTTGTGCGTCATGGCATTTTCCTCTCGGGATCCGGATAGAGGTTCGCCACGCCGGCCGGAAGGTAACGGTCGTCGTGACCGATCGCGGCCCCGGCCGTCGGTTCCCCGATCGTGTTGTCGACCTCTCACGCGCCGCATTTGCCCGCCTCGCCGATCCCGACGTCGGACTGATCGAAGTGACAGTCGCCCCTCTTCCCTAGCGTCTTTCCATGTCGTTTTTCACTCTTCCCAACCTCTCCTCTCATTCGGTCCAGCCGGTAGATGCTCCGTGGAGCATCGAATCGGTTCGACCGGCGTTCGCGACCAAGGACGAGTTCCGTCTCTGGTGCAACGCACCCACTACGAGCCATGCTTTTCTCAGTGCCGTGGAAGGCGTTCAGCCGGGGCTTCGGGTCAGCGAGCTCAACCCTCCTGCCCGGATTCATGGCCTGATTCTCGACTACGACGCGGTACCCGGCGGACCGCCAGAGCAGCTTCTGTTGAACAACGCCCCGGACGGACTGCGACCTGCCTGGGTCAGCCGGACCTTCAGCGGGCATTGCCGGGTTCTCTATGTATTCGAGACTGCAATACCCCTGTTCAACAGCTTTGACCTTACCCGGGAGTTCCTCAAGCGGGCGGCCCGAGAGCTGAAGCTCCGGAAACTGTTGCCCGGTTTCGAGCACGAAACCCTGCTGGACCCGGCCAAGCATTACGAGCTTGGTGACAACTGGACTCCCGTCGGTGACGGTTCCGCGATCATTCCGGCCAATGAGCTGATGTCGTGGGTGACAGAGGCCAGCCGCAAGCACAAGTGGGAGAAGGAAGGCACTGCCATCCCGCTTGATCTCGTTCGCGAAGAGGCCGCGAAACGATTCCCGGGCAAATGGCCGGGTGGATGGGAACTCTTCGATGTCGGCGCGCGCGGCCCGCGTTTCTGGGATGATTCGGCCTCCGACCCGACTGCCACCATTGTCCGCGAGACCGGCGTCCAGTTTTTCAGCGATGGCGGCGGCTGGATGTCGTGGGAGGCGATCTTTGGCACCGAATTCGTGCGCCGCTGGTCTGCCGACCGGAAGGGCAATGCGATCAAGGATCTCTGGTTTGACGGCAAATACTACTGGCGGAAGGACGCCTACGGACTCTGGCATCCGGCGACCAAGGAGGACATCCGGCTCGAGCTGTTTGTCGACTACCGGCTTTCCAACAAATCATCCCGGGCCGGTGTTCCGACCGAGATCGACGAAGCTCTGCGCGACCTGCAACGCACCAAGATGGTCCGGAAGGCCATGCCTTTCCTGTACCGACCCGACGGGCTGCACCCTTACAACGGTCAACGCTACCTGAACACCAGCACAGTTCGACCGATTCCGCCCGTCGATGCAGCGATCGACTGGGGCGAAGGCTTTCCCTGGCTCGGCCAGTTTCTGTACACCCTGTTCGAGCCCGACGACCAGCTCGACTACTTCATGGCGTGGGTGAAGCATTTTTACATGGGGGCATACATGCAGGACCCCCGTCGCGGCCTTGCCTTGTTTATCGCCGGACCGCCCGGCGCCGGCAAGACGGTGCTCAACAAGGCGATCCTCGGGCAACTGTTCGGGGGCCGGCAGGATGCCGGCAAGTATCTGATCGGCAAGGACCAGTTCAATGATGCGCTTTTCGGTGCCGCCGTCTGGAATGTCGACGACGAGATTGATACCGGCAATCCGCACCAGCGCAGCGTGTTCACGCAGATGGTGAAGCGTATCGTCGCCAACGACAGTTTCGTGTACCGTGCCATGTACACCGGCGGTGAGGACATGGAATGGCTGGGGCGGCCGATCATCACGATGAACGACGATCCCGAGTCGTTGCAGATACTGCCCGAGGTTGAGCGCAACATCCTCGACAAGATCATGCTTCTGCGGACGAAGCAGCCGGACGTCGAGTTCTGGCCCAGTGACGCGGAGATCGCCGCCGAGCTTCCCTACTTTGCGGCTTTCCTGCGCGACTGGACACCTCCGGCGCACACGCTCCCTCCGCTCAACCGGCGCCGGTTCGGTGTTATCCCCTATCACCACGCTGACCTTCTCCAGTCGGCGGTGTCCACCAACGCCACCAGCTCTTTTGAGGAGCTGGTGTCCCTCTGGCGCGAGGAGTGGTTTGGCCCGGGTGGCCCGGGGGAAAGTGCCCAGCAATGGGATGGAACCCCGACAGCTCTCCATCAGGCGATCAACCGCAATGACAGCCTGCGTGCGATTCTGGATACAAATTTCAGGAGCACGACGGCGATCGGAATTCACCTCAACAAGCTCCTCAGCCGCGGTACTCCCTACCTGCAACGTCTCGGTCATCGCAGGTACGCGATCCTGCGCCCCGGCGCGACAGTTGTTGCTGCCTGATTATGGCGAACGGCCATCAAAACACATTGCGCTGCCGCCACTGCGGAGGCCCGGTCGAGTTGATTCGGGACCAGCATCCGGAAGACAGGACCGAGCAGTTCAGCCTCCGGCATAGGCCATGGAGGTGCGTGCAGGCGGGAGGTCGTGTGACACAGTCACCGCATCTCGGGTACGCTTTCAGACTGGATGATTTCTATCTCCGGGCTGCCGATGTCGGCAGGGTAATCAATGAGTTTGTGTCCCGTGGCATGTCCGATCTGGAAGTAAAGTGCGCGGACCTGACAGAAGTTCTGAATGATCCCTTCCCGCTGATCGGCACTTCAACCGGTACGGGACCTCTCCTTGGTTTTGACGAAGCCGAAACCATCGTGACCACGACAGGTACAGGAGCTTTTCACAAGATCACCAATCCGAACCTGGGCATACTCCGGGACGAGGTGCCGGAAAAGAAGCCAGTTCCGGCCCGTACATTCGGGTCGGCCCCCAGAAAAATCCTGCTATGACACGCTACACCGGAGTCTACGTAACCAAAGGCACTGTCCGGAATGTCGAGTTCGAGGCCGCCGACGCCGCGGAGGCCCAGATGCTTGCTCGTCTCTGGAATGTCGGTCTGGTCGGTGAGGCCGCCCCTCGCCAGGCCCCGAACACGGTGCCGCCGGAAGCCTTCAACGTGAAGGACACCTGCCGGATGCTGGGCAACGTCTCCCGCACGCAAATTTACCGCTGGGTCGCAACCGGTGAACTGGACCGGGTTCCGGACACTGCCCGGGTGCTCATTACGCGGGAGTCGATCCAGCGGCGGGCTCGTCGCTGAAGCTGACCTTCCTGATTGCCTGTAGACTATGCTCGTCACGCAGGTGGCCGTAGGTTTTCATTGCCAGCGTTCCTCCATCCGAGTGCCCCAGCCAGCGACTGACGGTTGGAATATCCACGCCGCTCTCGATGCAGACGGTGGCGAAATAGTGTCGCAAGTCGTGATGCCGCAGCCGGGGAAGGCCAAGCCGTTCGCAGGCCCGCTCCAGTGCCCCGCGTGAGGTCCTGACTGTGAGAACAGGCCCTGTTGGCCGGGTCTTCTTGATCCGCGTCAACAGTGCCCGCAGTTCCCGGGTCACCGGAATGACCCGATCGCTGGACTCGGATTTCGTCCCGTGGAGGTGAATCGTATCGCCGCGCCAGTCTTCCATACAGGCCGCATTACCTTCCTCGAGACGGGCGCCGGAATACGCCAGAAACCGGGCATGTTCAGCCGCCGCTTTGGCCTGCGCCGTCAGCAGGGCGATCCGGCTTCCCCCTTGCGGTTTCTCCATCTCATCGAAAATCCGGGCCATGTCATGCTTGGATGGTAACATCGGCTTGCGGGTCTTCTTGGGAGACCAGATTGATTTCTGAACCGCGCCGTCCGGGGCAACAAACGGGTCGTCGGTAACGAGGTGGAACTCGCGGGCAATGCGGAGAAGCGTTCTCAGCAAAGACAAGGTCTGGTTCACACTCGCCGGGCTGTAATCAATCGCCAGTCGATTGCGGAGATCGAGCAGCGTGTTGAAAGTAAGGGACCCGGGAAGAACGCGATCAAAGTTCGGCAGGGCGTCCTGAAGACGCTTCAACCAGTTCAGATAATTGGTCTTGGTCGAATCGTCCTGTTCGGTGGAAGCCTTCAGACGTTCCCCGAAAATCCGGGCTATGTCGCCCAAGGTCCGGATGTCTTTGGACAGGGTGATCCCGGACTGCCGGGCCTTCTCGATGTCGGCCATCTTCTTTTTGTGCCGAAGGCGGGCGACGGTGAGAACCGATGTCTTGAGGCTTTTGAACGTACGAGGACCGTTCAGGCCGAATCGGGAGTAGTAGATTCCACTTTTGAGGTTCCGGTAAAAGTTGGGTTCAACCGGTTCCCAGGTCTTGGGTTTGCTGTTTCCGAGTGTTTCAGGATTCAC